TTATCTCGCGGTTGTTTATGAACTCGTACGGCACTTCCTGGTACACGTAATAATTTTACCAGTTTTAGTATAAAAATGCCCTACGAGCGTTGATTTTTCAACATTCTGTAAATTGAGAGTGTGTACTACTACACACTTACTACACACATTTTCTTCTATATTCTATGATTTTGTTGTCGGTGCTAACGATTTTTTCAATGTCGGCAAACGACTTTTCAGGTGTAACATGTGTATACAAGTCCATTGTCATTTTCAGTGTTGCATGACCCAAATATGATTGAACAACTTTCGGCTCTATGCCTGACTCAAAACATCTTGTCGCAAACGTATGTCTGAATGTGTGACCGCTAAAAAATGGAAATTCATTGTCACTGCTCTTTGTATCATTTATCCGTCTTACAACTGAACGTATAGAGTCGCTGTATATAACCGAATTAATTGGTGTGTTAAACCTTGTAACAAACAAATATTCGTTCTGTTCTTTAGGCCTGCGTGTCGAAACTATCTTTTTAAGCTCAAATTGTTTCGTCAGATATTCCTTGCACACACTGTTAATTGGTACGTGTCTGTAACTCTGCTTGGTTTTTGGTGGCTCAACATGAAATGTCTTGCCTTTATCTTCAAGGTATTTCTGATACACAAGCGTCTTATTAACATCAATATATCCCTCGTCCATATGTATATCTGCAATCGTGAGTGCAAACAGTTCTCCTGGGCGCAAGCCTGTATTAACTGCCACATTATACATGTTGTCGTAAAATGTGCCTTTACATGCTTCAAAAAACTCGCTCTGTTGCTCTACTGTCAATGCAAAAGCATTAACTTCCTTGTCTGCTCTCAGCTTTACACCTTTCGCCGGATTTTTAATCATCAGGTCATCTTCCGTAGCTCTACTGAACATGTCGTTTAAAATAACCTTGATTTTGCTCTGTCTCTCATACTTATAGTTATCGTCAGAAGCTTTGTCGATAAGTAACTGCACATCTGACTTGCGAATAGATGTTATTTCATGGTTCCCTAAGTATGGTGAAATGTTCTTCTTATATATATGCGTGTACTCCCTAATGGTATTGGGGCGCACCCTCTTTTTCTTGTATACATTCATCCACCTGTCAAACCACACATCAAGGGTAATGCTGTCTCTAACACTTGTGAATTGTTGATTGTCGGTCACTGCTTTACTAAGTTCTTTCCGCAGTTCTGACAACTTGCTGTTGTAAATTGTCTTGCTCTTGCCGAACCTATCTTTATATCTGCCCTGATAGAGTCCGTCCTTGCGCTGGGTTATTCCGACTCCCAGCTCTTTTCCTCTCAAATCCTTTCCCATACTGATTTATGGCTCCTTTCAAAATCAAAAGCCATTATATGATAATATCTATATTACTACATAATGGCTCATAATTCAATATATCTATATACTATCTGTCTTTTCGAGGTATTTTTCAAACTCCTTGCGCTTGACTAATCGCTTGCCTCTTCCAACAAAAAGTACAAAAGGGCACGAGGGATTATTAAGCATATCATTGATTCTGTTAATTCCGATGTTACTGTATTCCGCAGCCTCATCAATCGTCAGCGTTACCTTTTCCCATATTGGCACTTTGTTAATCATCGCCTGACTCCTTTCTATCTTTTCTTTAATGTCTGCCACTCTCCGGGAAGTGGTCGTTTTTGAGATTAATAGTCTCTGCGATACCTCTTCAAGGCTCTTATCAGCAACTAGCAACTCAAAAACTTCCGCTTCTTCGTCTGTGAAATTGGCATTTTTTAAAATTTCTTCAAGTTCCGGTCTAGTCAGCTTCGAAAACTTCATAGACCTGTCTCCTATTCTTCGGTTTTGCTTGCACTGTGTATACAAGTATTTGAGTATCGGCATGAACTGTTGCACGGCTTGTTGTCCTCGTATACACATTGTCTTTCGATTGGTTCTATATCACTTATAGTTCTGCTATTCATCTTATCGTCACTTCCTTTTTATATTGTTCTGCCATATATTGTCCGTAACTCATGCCCTTGCTCTTAGCAATCTCGCAGATTTCCGCAAGTTTGTTTTTCTTGACAGGCTTTCTTTTGAGTCTTTTCTTTTCTCTGATTTTTCTTAATTCTGTAGCTCTCTGCTGTCTGTGTGCTTCACAACACGTATTTTGGTTAGCTGCGGTCGGTGTAAATATCTTGCTACAGACTACACATTTAATTGGCTTGTAGTGCTTCATTGCTATCTCCTTGCTTAATATTCAGATTTTTAAACATAGCACACATAACATCTACCACAATTGAGTTGCCGAATTGCTTATACAACTGCGTATTGCTGTTTACTACTGCCATTTTGTCAATATCTTCATCAGATACACCCATTAGCCGTCCACACTCTCTCGGTGTCAGCTTTCTAATACGATATTGCGTGGCAATATGGCTATTCGCATATCCGTGTGTTCCGGCTACAAGATTAGCCGATATGCCATTATCAGAAATAACTGTACCGCATTGGGAACCGTTGCTTGATATTTGACCGACTTTTTGGATATTATTTTCAAGCAATAAATTATCTTTCTGCACACTCGTTAAGCAATTACTTGTACCTTGCATATTCACCTCTAATCTCTGCTCTGTTAGACTTCCCGCAGTTCTATCTGACGGATTATTGGGATTTCTGCCACGCATAGCAACTATGCACATATTGTCTTTATGACTGCCTATGCCTTTATAATATCGTGATGTCACTGTGCTTGCAGTAGGTGTATTAATGTCGCATATTTCCGCATTATCTAAGCTGTCTAAGTGTCCGTTAGGCATTTTATCTAATTTGCATGGAATTTGCTCTTCAAGAATTTTCGGCTCTTGATTGCCACCTTGCATTGTACTCAATGTTGGACTGCACCCCCCCACATCATAAATTCTGTTGGTACTCTCAAATTTTGCTTCAAGAGAGCCTATTACATTTACATCTGCCATTACTTCAATCACTCCGCTACTTGTTTTATTGGCTCTTAGGGTAGGGCAAATCCCCCCTAAGTACCTTTTCGCCACCGAATTTTTTGCTTTCAAAAAGCGTTATTCCGATAGCATCTGTTAGTTTTTCCATTCAATCACTCCATTACTTCCATAATTATCAAGGCCTTTATAATCTCTTGCCCTAAGAGTTACGGCTACATCAATCTGTTTTTCTGCCGTCTCTCCCATATCCTTTAACAACCAAGTTTCCATCTGACCGCAAGTTTGATATTCCACAGTCATATCTTGCCTTGATACAGTTCGCAACTTCTCTCTGTTGTGGCTTATTGATTGTTCCGTCAACGCAAGTCTGTCTGTCTGTCTGTCTGTCTGTCTGTCTGTCTGTCTGTCAAGATTGTGTTGTGGTAATGTGCCGTTGTCAATAAGCTGTTTTATCAGCTTGTCAGCCTTTTCATTGTTAATGTAATACTTTTCATCTACATTATCCTCGAGATAGTCTTTTAACTTCTTTTTGAGTGGTATGGGCTGTGGGAAATGGTAATTGTACTCGCCCAGGAATGAAAACATAAAACATCTTTCACGATTTTGCGCTACACCATAATTTTTAGCGTTCAAGTCTTGATAGTAATTTGTGTAACCTAAGCTTTCAAGGAAATCTAGCCACTTCCTAAAGTCGGGCATATTATCCTGACTATGTACTTGTGGCACGTTCTCCATGAATAAAATCTGTGGCAATTCTCCGTTGCTATCTCTGATTTCTGTTAGTATTCTCTCAACTTCCCACAACAGACCGCTTCTTGTACCGCTGCCCTTAGACATTCCGGCTTGTTTTCCGGCAACTGATAAATCCGTACAAGGGAATGAGTAAGTAAGTAAGTAAGTGAATGCATTTGTGTCGCAGATATTCAAATCTTCTGCATGAACCTTAGTTATATCCATTGTAGGAAAATCTGTGCCATGCACTGCGTTATAGCTTGCTATGGCATACTTATCAAACTCCACAACTCTGTAATGCTCAAATTTAGCGCCTATTCTCTTTAGTGCCATTGCCTGACTGCCGTAGCCGGCAAATAATTCTATCAAGCGGATAGGCTTTGTTATGCTAATTGGTTCTCTTGTGAAGTCAAATATGCTCATTTGATTATCACAAGAGTAATTGTCAAAATTCATTTTCTCTTACCAAAAGGAAACCTCGGTTTTATGTCGCGACAACCTATTCCTTTCTGATAGATTAATTAATGTTTAATATTTTCACTACACCACTGCTCTTGTATCTCATCATCAGTCTTATCTCGTCCACGGATGTCGTACCATGCAAGCACTACCTCTGTCAGACCAATTATGCCGAATACTATGAGGGTGGTGTATACTATTGTTGTTATGTTGGTCATTCTTCATCACTCCAATCTAATTTTTGACCGCAATTCCAACAAAACATTGTATTCTGCCGTTCGTTCATGTATTTTTCTAAACATGCATTCCCACAAGTAGGACATGCATAAGCATATACTCTTATTAACATACCTCTGTACGAATCGGTTTTTCTCGGTTTCTTTGGTATCTGTTTTTCAAGTGCTGATATTGCAAATCTAATTGCTTCTAAAACGTTGTAATCAGGGTATGGCTTCCATCTTTCTTTTAGATACTCAAAATGCATTCGCAAAAATTCAATTGCTTTTTTCGCTGTCATACTATCCCTCACTTTCTAATAACTCTTTATTGTCAAAAATATTGCCAATAACTTCTGCGTTCCTATCGGAAACCCAAAAATATAAATCTTTATACCATATAAAAACTTCATCACATTTTTTAACTTTCCATTGAGCTTCATCCCAAAGAACAATAACTTTGCCAAGCTTGCATCTGATTATATCCTTCTCCCAAATCAGCTTGCCGTTCTTGCTTCTCAAGCCTGTACATCGGCAGATAGTGGTTGGGTCTACTTTGTACCATCCGCCTGTCTCTCCGCTAGAATAAAACATTGTGTTAGGTTCAAATATTAGATGAACTTCTTTGCCATACATATCTAAACCTTTTACATAATATCCTTGCACCCATTTTCCACCGTTATAGACTCTCTTTGCCTTGAATAAATATCTATCTTCCATATTCTCTCCTATTCTGCTTCTGATTGAAGCCAATTAAGTAAATCGCCGTAACTGTCGTGTATTTCCTCTTCCTGCTCTGTGCCAAGATTGTAAATTGACTTAAATGGTTCTCCATGTCTTTCGATATCGCACATGTTCGTAAGCCATTCTGCTAACTCTTCATCCGACATATTCCTTATCCTGTCGGCATTGGTCTGTTTGCTATCACATCTGCAACAAGGCTCATTATCTCTTGAATTGCTGTTGTGCTGGCAGTTACAAGAAATCTTTTCTTCGCTATCATCAAATGCCTTTAAAAACATTTCAGCAATTTCTTTCTCGTATCTACCACACATACCTTTACAATCAATATCCGCGATAACCCTTGAAAAGAAATCTTTGAATTTGTCAACAATATAATCTCCTGTGAAATCGTTAGGTATGTCAATTATTACTTTCATTTTCTCCACCTCTCAATCATAATAAATACGTAAGCCCGATAATATAATGTAATACTTGGTCTTGCGTGTATGTAATCTTATTCCACCTAGCCTTTAAAGGGTCGATAATCAGATGCGAAATGAAAATTACTGCCAACTGCCATGTCCAACCGAATACTACTAGGAATGGAACACAATACAATGCACAATGTACAAATAAGTGATACCAATTCTTTCCTTTTGTTTGTGCAATAAAATCACATTGCAGTACATAATCGCCCATTAAATGGCAAAGTATAATCAATACTATTGTTTTACTCATTTTCTCTACCTCTCTTTAACTGTTCCACCAAGCAAACAAGACGTTCTATTCCGACATAATCGCAATCCGGAAGAGAATTTAATAAATCATCAAGTGCTTTATTGTAGACGTCATAATATAGTGATGTGCCAATGTTATCTGCTACGATTTCCGCTTCTTCCAAATTCATTCCTGTACTCATTTTCCGCCTCTCAATTCTTTTAGTTTTGCTTCTGCTTTTTCTTTTGTGGAAAAATACTTGTAATTTTCCTTGTCAATATCCTCAATCTCGTATATCGCAAGCTCCCTTATAGGTCTTTTCATAACCATTGCATACTTAGGATTGTTTATATCAACAATGTAATACACATATTTGCAAGATAGAATAACAAGTCTGTCCTGTTCTTCTAAATCCTCATATTTGCCTAATTTTTCTATCAGCAAATTCTTATAATCGTAACTATTTTCTCCGCACGGCAAACTGTCAGAAGCTCCATGTGTTCCGTCTGAATAAGTCTTTGTTAATCTCTCCATTATTGCTCCTTTTCCGGAAGTTTAGCTAGTTCGCATACTGTACACATCTGACCACTCCATGATGTTGTTCCATGTAGGCTTTCTGCCTATCGTCCCTCATCTGCTTTATGTGAGCATTTTGGGTTCCGTTGTTATCCCATGCGTAACTCATTAATCAATCACCTTTATGTACCTTTCATCAACGTAATTAACTTCATCAGCAAGGCATTGCGCCACCTTTGGTAATGTCAGACCGAATTGATTAAATTTATACAACGTGTCGATTAAGCCCCTAAATTCTGCGATAAATTCTTTAATTTCTCTAACCGGCAATTTAAACATCAATTTAAGTGCCGTACATGCTAAAGCCATGTAACTGTATGCCGTGTCATTTAAAAGCTGCCTCGTGTCGTTTATCGTAAGTGGATTATTTCTCTGATAAATCCTAATCAACTGTTGCATTGGGATTAAATTAATCTCTTTCTGCACATCAATGCCGTATCTCACTTTCAAAAGTTCAACAAGCGTTTCGGTTTTCATTTCTTTTTCGCTCTGTGCCCTGCCAAGGTACTCATTTATGGTTCTTTCAAGCCTTACAATGCGCTTATTTCCAAATCCATGGTGCAAATACAGTACATAGTAGCCTAAGTCCATAAAGTCTGTGAAAGACCGCCTTACGAGCTTTCTGCGGTTATTACTGCTTTTCAGCGTAGCTTTTTCGGATTTTGTCCATGTAAAATCCGGCTCTTTGTGCTTTTTCCTTAGTTTTAGTTTGTTGCTCATATTTTTTCATTCTTTCTTCAAGTTCTCGTTTTGCCCTGATAAAACAGGCTTCGGTAGTTTCTTCTGTGACTTTTACAAGTTCTTTACCGCGCCACCGGATAGTTATTTTTGCTTCCTTGCTATTTGTTTTGTAAATCATTTGCAAGTCATATTTCCTTTGCAGTGGTCGGTAAAAATAGTAAAAATCTTTCAAGGTGTCCATTGCGGATTCCTCTCTTTTATCTTCTGCCGCGCCAAGTTTGCCTTTTCACAAGTTGCATTCTTAACGTTCTTCTGATAGTGCATTTCACAAACTTTATATCCGGGTTTTACCGGATTATCGCAGAAAAAACATAGTCCTTGTTCATATCTGCCAGTTCTTTCGGGCATTTTAACGTGTGCTCTTCTCATTGTTTCCCGGCAAAATGTGCAAGTGGTATGTCCCGGGTCTGCTTTCCTTTTGCGACAGCGTGTGCATATGCCGTTCTCTTTGTCTTTTTCGTATCGTGCTTTTCGCCATGCTTTTTGTCGCTCATTGTATTTTTCAACATCAGTAGCACGTTTCTTTGACATGGCTTCGGCTGATTTTGCCCTACACTCAACACAGCTTTTTTCGTCACCATATAGCAAGTTTTTACCACACCTAGGGCAAACACCGACTGCCTGTAATTTTTTATAAAGTTCTCGGCCGTATGCTGTGCGTTTGCTGTTACATGCCGTACAAACCACGCCTTCTCTATCAAGTGGTTTTCCGCAAAGCACGCAAAGGTTACTGGCTTTTCGTTCTTCATATCTCTGTCTTGAATACTTGTCTTTTATCATTTTTCGCTAGGAGTAAAACATGTTTTAATTGGTCGACCAAAACCTCTTTACCTCCTATCTTTTCATCTGCTCGATACGTTCCTTAATTTCTTTTGGCATTGGAACACCTTTAATCGGCTTATTTTGGCTTTTATTATCTTCGAGCGATAATTTTATCGTCTGTTGATTTTTAGAGCCGATTTGAGCCGAATACGAGCTTTTATTGGTACTTTCAATCAATGCCTGTATATCCTTTGGCATTTTTTGATATTCCTTTGCTCGATTAACAACTACCCTATAAGTTCTCATAAAGTTTGACTGCACTACGTTTTCAATGCTCTTACTGTCTGTCAGCGCCCAGTTCCTAAGATTATCAGGACTCCCGACAGCCTTTTGTACGAGTGGTGGTAGCTTGTTAAATTCTTCAACTGCGCCATAGTAGCCATTTCTAAGTGCCTTGCTAACAAGCATCCATGCTTCCATTTCGTTAAGCTCCTGTGGGGATTGAACCTCATGCAGTTTGTTAATTAGCTGTCCGATGCTCGGTGCAAATCCGCTTGTATCGGAAAAAACATATGCTTTAAGTGCGACTGATACTTGTTCATAAGTGCAATTTTCCAACATCATATTCCACACATCTACTGTCTCTGATAAATTGCTCGGCTTGTAATTGGGGTAGCAATCACACATTATGCGAATGATTTTAACTGTCTCGTCTCTTGTCATTTCTCTACCTCATACGTTATCCCAATCAATGGTGCCTTTGTTAGCTGAATGTGGCTCGTTGTCCTTTAGTGCAAACAGCCCTTGCCAACAATGGTCTACTGACTGATTAAGAATTTTAACAGCCAAATCGTTATCGCCCTTTGAAAGCCTCTCGATAGTGTTCATAGCTCGGTGTAATGCCATGTCGGTGCATATCGGTTTCTTAATCTTCTTTCGCATTGTCAGATATTCCTGAAAAGCACTCTCTAGCATTTCATCATCAGGGTAGTAAACAGTTTTCTTTTTAGATATTGATTTATCAATATCTTTTTCTTTTATATCCTTACCTTTACTATCCTTAACTATACTATTCTTATCTATACTTACCTTACCTATACTTTCCTGTGGCAGACAAGTGGCAACCACTTGGCAACCATCTGGCAACCCATTGGCAACCACACGGCAACCATCATCAGAAAATGTGTATGCACCATTGGATTTTATCTTTAATTTTGCCAATTCTTCCTTAAAATTCGTTGGTGTATACCGGTCTTTTCTCAAAGCGTTTGCCATGCGCCAATGCTTAATTACAATCACACCATTATCAAACTGATAAATGTATCTTTTTTCCAATAGTTGTTGTAAATCAGCCACACTTGCGTGAGCTTTGAACATGGAAACTGATACCTGGTTGCAAAATCCGTCATCGTCAGCAGACATAGATAAATGCAAATATAAGGCTTGCGCACTTGATGATAAAGCCATAAAATTATCATCGTCAGTGACTTTTTTTGTGAACATTCTACGTTCTGCCATTTAATTAATCTCCTATTTTCCTCAAGTTTCGGTTGATGTATTTTAATCTTTTTCCTCAAAATTCACGCAAGGAACATCAAGTAAGCAACCGCACTTTTCGATTTCTTCCGCTCCCCAATATGTCTTGTATCTGTAAGAGCTTTTACATTTAAAGCAGAAATCCTTGCCACCATTCAGCTTGTAACTTGTCTTTTCGTACTCTAACTTTTTACCAAGACTTTCATTTATCCTTTTGAGTTCCTCAACCTTTTTCTGCGATTTCTCAAAATCTTCAATGAGTTTGTTGTATTTCTTCTTACTTAAAATCTTCATTCTGAATCACCTACTTTCAATATCTCAAAAGGCTTGCCTTTATCTAGCGTTAATTCTGTTCCGTCAATATTCCCATTCAGTTTGTTTTGACAATGACACAGCAGTGTTTCAAGGTCGCAAATTCTACCTGCTCTGTATTCATCACGAATAAAATCCAAAACCCTCTTTACGCTTTCTGTCCTGTACTTTACTATCTTTGAATTGTAATTAAGTCTTATATCTGCAATTTCTTTTTCATGCCGTCTGATTTCAGCTAAATCGCACTTGCAAAATTCATAATCGCTAATAAGTTTTTCCTTTGAATCTCGTGCGATTTCTTCTGCTGTATAGCCTTTAATTTCACTCATTAACTGCTACCCCCTTTTACTTACAATCATATCTGCCTTGATTAGCTCATAAATAATATCAAGATATGTCCTGTGGTCTCTGTATTGGCAATTTGCATCCTTGTGTATTCTTGGGTCATTCTCTCTCCACTCGTTCACGTCAAATATTGCCGGACTAACGAATAGCATTTTGCACCCCCTTGCAACGCAAAGGTAATAACAACCTCTCTTGCCATATTCGCCCTTGCACTTCTTAAATCCGAATTTTTCAAATTCTTTGGCTTTAACTTTCGGAATCAGCATTTTCTTCACCCTCTTTCAACAAACCCATAAATTTCTCATACTGTTTCTGCGATACTTTGTTGTGCTTTTTTTCCGGCTTTAAGCGGATTATAAGGTGCTTTTCCGCGATAGAGGATAATTCCCTCGCTAACACTTTTTTGCCTTGCTGTATGCCCTGTGTATAAGTCTTAGGCTGTTTATATTGTCCCGATACAACCTTGCCTAGTCCTTGCCCTCCGGCTGTAACGTTGTACATCTGAAAGCCCCTATCAGCAAATGCCTTGATAGTATTGATTTCTCTATCGTCTAACTCTGACTTCGGGCATGTCTTATAATCAAGTTTCCAACCGTACGGATTTTCAGCCGAATAAAAGCCGTGTTTTTTAAGACTTAACGCTATGTGGTCATACTCGCCTAAGTGTGATGCACACCTCTCTAAAAGGTTTACCGCCTGCCCTACATAGCTTCTGCGTATGCCAGCTTCATCAGTTCGGGTAAAGGCATATATGCCGCTATTACGTGGAATTGTGGGGCATATATCCTTGATACGCTTTTCTCTTTGAGCTTTCATTGCATATATCTTTCTGTAATTAGGTTGTGCCATTATTTTCCCTTTCTAGGACAGCCGTTATTGACTGTCCTATAATCAACTGACTCTTAGTTAAATGGTAATTCCTCGTCAATACCATCAGGAATTGACATAAAGGAATCTGAATCAGCACTTGGACTGTTTCTACCTATAATTCCATTACTATTGTTCTGTTGATTGGCACGGCTTTCGCAAAATTCGTGTCTTTCAACTACGCAATCATTAGTGTAGATTTTTCGTCCATCCTTGTTAGTGTAGTTGCCTGTCTGCCATCTGCCCTCAACGATAATCTTAGTTCCTTGGTGCAAATACTTCTCTGCAAATTCTCCATTCTTGCCAAATGCGATACAGCTAATAAAGTCTGCTGCCTGTTCGCCCTCTTTCTTGAAAGCTCTGTCAACAGCTAATGTATATCTTGCTACTGCCATACTTCCGTTTACTGTCTGTGAATATCTAATCTCTGGCTCTCTAACAACTCTCCCACATAAAATTACACGATTCATTACTTTTCCTCACTTTCTAATAACTCTTTATTGTCAAAAATGTTACCGATAACTTCATATTCAGTATCATACTCAAGTCTGTGCTTATAATATTTTTCGTTAGGAATTGTACATATAATTTCAAAATCTCTAAATGTTATAAGTGTATTCACCTTGTCATTATTTATTTTTACAATATCATTCTCCCAAATCAGCTTGCCGTTCTTATCTCTCAAGCCTGTGCATTGGCAGATTGTCTTTGAATTTACTTCGTGAATTTGATTTCCATGTCGAGATTCGCATGTATCAGGACAATAATAATTTTCTGCGTATTTCTCAATAATTACATTTCTTTTCCCGATAACTCCATAATAACCAATAACCCATTCTCCATTATTAACTCTCTTAGCTTTGAATAAATATCTATCTTCCATATTCTCTCCTATTCTGCTTCTGATTGAAGCCAATTAAGTAAATCGCCGTAACTGTCGTGTATTTCCTCTTCCTGCTCTGTGCCAAGATTGTAAATTGACTTAAATGGTTCTCCATGTCTTTCGATATCGCACATGTTCGTAAGCCATTCTGCTAACTCTTCATCCGACATATTCCTTATCCTATCAGCATTGGTCTGTTTGCTATCGCACCTGCAACAAGGCTCATTATCTCTTGAATTGCTGTTGCGCTGGCAGTTACAAGTGTGGTTAGTTTCATAATTCTGTATGCTTGCCACTTCTGTAAAAGCTGTGAGCATATCAGCAAAGTATTTCAGCATACTATCTCTATCAATGTTGTTCTTATCTGCCATAGCACATACACTTGCTAATGTGTCAGTTACTATGCTCTGTAAATCTTCCATTTCTTTGTCTGTGAGATTGCTCTGCTTATCGCTCATCTTCTCCACCTCTCAATTCTTTCAGTTTTGCTTCGGCTTTTTCTTTTGTGGAAAAATATTTGCAGTTTTCCTTGTCAATGTTCTTAACCTCACATATTGCAAGCACCCTTATAAATCTTTTCGCAATCCATTTATTATTGTTTATATCAACAATGTAATACACATATTTGCAAGGCAGAATAACAAGTCTGTCCTGTTCCTCTAAGTCCTCATAATCTTTCAGTTTAAAGTACACCTCTAGCCAATATTCGGCGTTATCAACTAATGTCGGTATTTCTTTATTTTTTATTTGTTAATCTCTTCATTACTTCTTCTTTCTACCACACTGGGTAATAATTCCCTTTATCATCAGCCACCCAATAACCTGTGCTCCAAGTATCAGTTAATGGGTCGTAGACTTTTCTGCCTTTAATCATTTTCCACCTTTCTCCTCATTACTAATTCAAAGCCTGTATTCGGGTATGCGATAGAGTATTCTTCTTTACCCTCCATATTAGCCATAAACCACTCAAATACAGAAGCTATTGCACTATCTGTTATATCTGTTTTCTGCCCTATCCACATATGTTTTTCTGTATCTTGCGTTCCATAATAAATCCGGTTAGTAATAGGGCTTACCCCTGTTTCTTTTCTTTTTGCCATATAATTTCCTTTCTAAAAAGGGCACTCATTAGGATTAGCAAGTAGCCATTCCTTGTTGCGCTCTGCAACATCCACATTTGCCCCACAAGCGACTTTTTTCATCTTCTCGATAAAACTATCTCTATCAGCGTTTTCTGCCGATAGATGGCACATTATGACGTTCTGTAAGCTATCAGAATAATTTGCCTTAACGAAATCACAAGCTGTGTCAATGGATAAGTGACCTCTGAATACATGGTTAGCTTTGCCTGTGTTATCCCTGTCGATTAAATCTTTGTCATAATTCACACCTAAGAGAATGTGGTTTATGTCTTTAAACTTCCACTTGACAACTTCACAATCGGTTATATAAAGCATTCTCCCCATTTCCTTGTGAGTAATCAGAAAGCCATATATCGGGCAAGGTTCGCCGTTTGCGTGTGTGTGTGTCCAGCTTCCGTCTATTGTCATTAAATCAAAAGGTTTTACTGTAAATTCGCCCATGTTCATTGACATATAATCAATCTTCAAATATGGTGCATAAATCGGTATTCCCATTGACTTAAAATCGTTTAATGACTTGCTGTGGTCTAGAGGTGGGTGTGACTTATAATCACACCCTTTATCCCCCTTATATTCCAATTCAAGCCTTTTTTAATTTCCTTAATCGGTATTCCGCAATCAAGGATAAGTGTTTCTCCACTGTTGGAAGTTAAGGTATAGCAATTTCCGGCTGATGATGAGCCTAAACATTTAAGTTTCATTTGCTTGTCCTCATAAGCGCTGGATTAACAACACCTTTTCCGTCATAGTCATACTCTTTATTGTGCCATTTTCTCAAATACTCTCCGTATTCCCAGCACTGCGAAAGAATACTAACTGCACATCCGTACATAAATCCTGTTATGCCCTCTGTGTCTGCTTCACGGCTCAATCTGTCTGCATTATCAGCAAAGCACTTCATAACATCATTGCTCTTGTCAATTTCTGCTTCTAACAGTTCAGCCCACCTTTCAGCATAAGTGAAACAAGCTCTGCTGTATCCGTCACTATTCTTGTCGTACCAATCCTTGTATTCTTTCTCTTTACCTTTAATAATTCTCATACTCACACCTCGATTTCATCATCCTGTGGGAACTTAAAAACAATATTTCTATGGTAAATTCCATGCGTAAATTCTATGGCTTCATTTATCCATGCTTCTCTAAGCATTTCCATAGCCTTAATTGCCTTTGCTTCGGCGGAATAAGTCGCAATAAGGCTGTTCATAAACACTTCCGGTGGCTCTGCGACATTTTTAACTGCAACAATTCCATAATTCCCACCACTACTATTTAATATTGAAAAAACAAAGTTTTCATAAGGAACATCTGTTTTTCCTGTCTGTGAAATTACTCTCATATCAGCTCTCCTCGCTCTGCATGAATGGCGGCAGCTCCTCTGACTGCTTGTCGGCTGTGTCGGTCGGCTCTACATCAATTATGTTGTCCTCATCAAAATCTACACTATTTGCGTTTTCTTTGATTTCATCAGCAACAACCTTTTCTGTATCAAGTTTTACATCTGATACATTTTGAAATTCCTCTTGTGCATATAAACCTTGAAATCTATCTGGAAACGCTTCTCTTAAAGCCTGTACAACAGCTACTTTTCTAATCATTGTGGCTGGCTTTTTCGCCCATTGGCTATTAAGCGAACCATCTTTTTTTCTTCCTGCATACTCATCAAAACCTACCGACTGATACTCGTCCTCTTTTCCGTCTATAAAGATTTTCGCCCAGCCACCTACGATAGTTTCGTTAGGTAAAACCATTGTTCCCTCTCGCTCTTCAACAGCTCCGTCCTTTTTAATTACAATAATTCCAGCTTTCTTTCCCTTATATCGTGGGTCCGCATTGGCTCTCTTTGTAAAAACGTCTTTTCCAGTAACTATTGTGGCTGGGTCGTTGCTTCCATACTTAATAAGGTATGCTTCTCTCAAAAACGGATTTAAGTGCTGGTATCTGCATAATGACATAAACATCATTACTTCTCCGTCAGATACATTGCCACCGCCACTTACAAGGTATCTTTTTATCATTGTTGGAGAAATTTTTACCATTTCCCCATTTGATTCATACTCAACTATCTGTGTATTCTCTGCCATAATTAATCCTCCTAAATCTCATTGAAAACCTGAACCGCAAACAGTTCATTAGGTGTCTGCTTGAATAAAACTCCGTCAGATATGACTGTATACATATATCCGTCATACTTAAGCTCTACAGTATGTTTCTTACCGCCCATGTAATAATTTCTCTTCTTAATACTCATTTCTATACCTCACTTTCTTCAAACTCTTTTAACTGTTCTGCCAACTTCTTGCACTCCTCTGCCACATATTCTTCTGTGCGAACTATCGTGCCATCAATGCGGAATCTGTCTTCGCACTCAATCTTCATAGCAAGATTTTCTCTGTAATTAGGAAATCTCTCATAAGCGAGTTTAAGCTCTTTTGCATCGTCACAATGTGCGCAATCAAAACCAAACCACCATAAATCACTTTCTACCGGATAGTTTGAATTTTCTCCACCATCCGCAAAGGTAATACCGCCGTGGCATAAAAAATATGCTTCAATTCGTATTCTTTCGTCTTTATCAAGGCAAGCTCCAAGTAAAGGGAAAATACCGCTTATTTTTCGGTCTCCGACATCTGCTTTCTTAATTTCAAGATAGTCTGAATACTCTTTACCATATAAAGGGTGGTTTTTGGGAATGCCTACATATCCGCACCTATGCCCCATCACGTTGAATGTAACGACACATTTATATCCTGCGTGTTCAAACTCTCGTTCTACAATATATCTATCATTGCTCATATCACACCGCCTCAATCACAAGCTCTTTGTCCTGTGTATGCTTTAGCAAGATTAGCTGGTTATCAATCTGTGGTATTCTCCAATCGTCAACGCTCTCTGTGTCATCAATGATAATTGGAAAATTAACGCTTGCCACTTTCTGAAAAGCTCGGCACACGTCAACCTCTACTAACATCCTTGCACCATGATTGAGATTTCTTGCATATGCTTCGCCATTGTAAACAAAGTCGCAGCACTCCTCGGTATCACCATTTAAGAGTGGTCTGAAAAGCTTTGCTGTGGCAAAATTCAGATACTTATTAACATCAGCCTGTAAGAGTTCGTTTTTCTTACGTGTAAACTCTTTCAGCAAGTCAAGCTTTCTCTCCCAATCAGCTATCTCTTGATTGAGGTCTTTTCTCTTATCTTCAAGGTCGGCTATGCTATCGTCTATACGCTTGTTATTTGCCACTCCAAGCTCAATCTTTGCATCAACCGATGAAACTTGCCTTAGCAGTTCGTTTCGCTCGTTTTTGAGCTTTCCGATAAGCTCTGATGTATCGTTTTCATCGGCAAGGGCTTTCTCTTTTTCCTCGATTTTAGCTTTAAGTGCCTGATACTCACTGTTACCTGTCATGTCAACATCAGTAGGTACCATTCCAAGCTCTTTAGCGATGTTATCACGTTCAAACTTGTTAGCAACAGTATCACGCTTTTCTGTCAGCTCCTTAAGTTCTGCTTCGAGGTCAGCTATTTCTTTCTTCTTATCCTCAATAGCCTGTTTGAATTCCTTGCTGTCATTTGATAATGAATTACCCTTATCCTCAAGCTCTTTAAGCTTCTTCAATTTTTTATCACTAAAATCAGTTCTCAAACTCTCTATTGTATCTTCCGGCAATCTCTGACCGCACATCGGACAATTAACACTGCTTTCATCAAAGGAAAGCGCCTTTGCTTTTTTCCAGTCAGCACGTACCTTTTCTAGGTTCTCTGCACAAAATCTAACCTCTCTTTCAGAGTTTTCAATGTTAGCCTTTTTAGCTCTTATCATTGACTCTGTTTTGCGGATTGAAGCGTCGAAGTCATCAATCTGTAACTGTAGCTCCATGCGCTTTTTCTGATTATCAGCGTTTGCTTTTCTCTCCATGTCTGAAAGCTCAAATTTAAGGTTCATAATGTCCTCTGTGGCTTTCTGCTTGTCCTCTAAAATCTTATTGTAGTCGGACAGCTTATCTTCAATTTCCTTAAGCTGTGGCTCGTAGGTTTTCTTTTGCAATTCAAGCTCTGCAAGGTCTGTATACTCATTGGTGGAATGGATTGTATCAATCCTTGTTGAGATTTCGTCTCTTTCCTTGACGAGTCCTTTTGAGCCATTCCTACCGCCTGTGCCGTTTAGCTTGCCACGACATACTTTTTTGAGCTGGTCCACATCCCCATCATCAAACATTGGCTTGAGTTCAGCAAACTGTGGAAACATATCGCAGATTGCTTCATCAGTACGTGTGCCAAAATAGCTTGCAAGCGCTAATCTCTGCTCTGCCTGTGACTTGTTAAGCAATGTCATGGCATTTAAGCAAAATGGTAATACTCCAATCTCCGCCATGTTGTCATTGATGTACTGATTGTAGTCAGCCATTTTGTAAGGCACATCGTTGATTGAATAATCAGTAACACTGCCTGTAATCTCACCCTTTTTATTGCGCTTCTGCCTTGTAACCTTTTTCAGAGTCTTTCTTTTTCCGTCAATCTCAAAGGTAACAGCCCTTACAATGTCAACATCGTCAATCTCGACTCCGTTTTCATCATGCGGTCTTATGCCTGTAATCTCTCTGTCGTTCTCGTCATGGCAATTCAGCACATCAAGAATAATTCTCTTAACTGTTGATTTGCCGACTTCATTCTGACCGGACAACACAGTTTTCATTGAAAAATCTGTGTCTAATGTGTTTTTGCCGTAGAATTTACAAAAATTCTGTGCAAAAATGTGTGTAATTCTCATTGCGTTTCCTCTCTTTCTATTTGTTTATGGTTTTTAAAATCAAATTTCCGTGTAGGCTTGATTTTTTAACTACTCTTAAGTATGAGTCCGACTCCGATACAAAAAGCCACTCACTCGGCACGTAATGAGCCTTGTTGAGCAATAGCTTCTGCTCTCTTGTTAATGGCTTCAATCTGTATCTTGTATCACCCAGCCTAATCCGTCTTACATTGTCGCTCATTTAGTTTCTCCATTTCTCTGTCCAACAGCGCTTGAAAGTCAAATGATTTATCCTCGTGCCGTTTAGCTCGATATAGTTCTTGTAGGTAATCGTTAGCACTCTGACGTTTCAATTGGCTACCAATCGCAGTAGATGTCAAGATTTCCATTTCCGCTCCCTTCGTCATATACAATCCCTTGTATGCCAACAGGAGTATCAACCACACTTCCATGTGGTAAATCATCACTTGCAATTACTACATACTCGTTTTCATCAACTACAAGCCCATGCTCGTTTAAATGTCTGCCTGGAATATTTAGACCGCCTCCAGGTAACACTCTCTGTGAGTACCACGTATAAGTGTAATCGCCGTATCTGACTCGCCCTAGCTTCTTAAACCGGCTACAACTGTATTTCTTACGGCAAGTTGGAACTGTTGGTTCTTCATAGGTCTGCTCAACTACAACCGGCTCATTCTGAACTACTGTTGGCTCAATCTTCCCTAGCATTACATCATTTAAATAGGAAGAAACTCCGGCTGTCAGCTCAACTTTGCTATCTGCTTTCGCTACTATTGGCTTTAAGGTCATAGTTCCAATTATTAAAGTCGATAACATCAATATCCTTTTTCTTCTCATGCGGTTCGCCCTCCTCTATGAGACATATTGCAATCAGTATCAGCCAAAATACTGTTACGATTGCTCCAACGATAATACTCGCTGTCTTAATTCCGTATGCCACCGATAACCCAAGGAAAAATACAAATGCTAATGCTCCGAAAATCGAATAGCCGCAGCCAGTGTAAAACTTCTCTTTTAAAGTTCTTTTTCTCATACAATCACCTCACTATGCAAAACTCTGTTGAGCGTTTGCGTCCTGAATAAGCTCATCAAGATACTTAGGCACGACATAGCAATCAATGAACTCATGCACATCGTCTATATACTTTCTCTTGATACTCTTATAAGTAGAAACGCAACCATACTCACGCTTTAACTGTGTCCATATATCAGAAAATGTCTTATGCCTGATGCTGTTATCTCTGTATGCTTCGCTCTGCTTGCCACCAAGGATATTTACAACTCTGCGCTTAACATGCTGTTGTATCTCGTCAATATCACAACTGTAAAGTGGTACATTTTCTTTAAGTTCGCTCACATCATCTTTGATATCGTTTACTTTCTGCTCTAATTCTGTATAGCCCTGTGCCAAAAGCTGTATCTGACCGCCTGTTGTCTTTGGCATACCATAACTGCCTGTCTTTCTGATTGACGGAAGTACCTCTGATGTAACCCATTCTGTAAATCTCTCTGCGCTTTCTTTACGGCTCTGAAAGATTGTCTTGTAAAGATTGCTTTCGTCAATAAAAATCATCTTCTGCTTGCCACCATTTGTAAGGGTATCGGTAGTAACTATACCCTTTTGTCTTAATCTGCTTTTGCAATCAGAAACATTTTTGATTTCTAGCACTCTGCATATATCAGCCAAGCAAAACATAGGTTCATCATTTATTACTGCTGTTCGGACTTCTCCAAACTCTTCATTATTGAAAATTTGTAAATCGTTCATGTTTTCTCCTTTCTACTCGATAAAATAAGAAACTTCTACGCCAAAATAATTAGCAATCTTAATTAGCTTGTCTGTTTTTGGCATTGATTTTCCCGACTTCCAATCTGAAAAAGTACTTCGCGCCATTCCAAGTTCTTCTGACAGTTTGTAAAACGAAACGTTTCTAGCTTTTATGAGCGTGTCAAGTTTTTTAAAGCTCGCCTGTCGTTTTTTCTTATTCAATTTCCCATCTCCTTTCTTGACAATAGTTAGGAAATCCGTTACAATAAAAAGCGCCATATTAGGCAAAATACGCTAGGAGGTAAAAACCTTGAAAGCAATTTTGATTTTGCCTGTTCCATATTTGCGAGGTCTCATTTAAAATGTAGCAATCGGTGTAGCGCATTTTGGGCAGTAAAGCTCGATAAAAAATCATGGCTGGCATTTCCGGTAATATGCCGTGCTACGCTAGATACTCCTCTCAATCCGTCAGCTAATGGCAATTAAACTGCTGAACTTAAACTGCATAAGTGACGGAACATTTAAAGAAGCATTGGTACTACACAGTGCGTCGAAAGACTGCAAAATGTATGTGGTGTAAAAAATAAGGCAACGGCTGTTGGTGGTAGTACGCTAACAGCTTTTGTTTTTTAGTTCAAAAATCCTAACTATGTCTTGATAAAAATTAGAAAATCGTGTATACTATGAATTGTCCAGAAACATAATATTATTTTCTCAATTTTATTTTTTATTGAGTTGAGATTTCCTAACTTCTTTTTTCATTCTACATTAGGAAGTCTTATTTGTCAACCCCAAATGTTGAGAAATCACAACTTTTTTTAAAGGAGATTTTCTATGTACGAAAGATATTGTAAATTAAGAGACTCAAAAGGGTTAAATGATTCAGAAGTGGCTAAATATGGCGGTTTCCCTAAAAGTACTTTTTCAGATTGGAAAAAAGGAAAAAGCTGTCCAAAATTGTTTAAGCTGGTAAAAATTGCAGAATGTCTTGATTGTTCACTTGATTATTTAGTTACCGGAAAAGAGCACCATTCAGTTGTCGAGGAAGCAACAAAAGACTTGGCTTTGTCGAAAATGGATAGTAGAATCAAAGACTACGCGTTGAAATTATCTAAATTGTCGGATAAAGAGCAAGAAAATATTATGAATTTAATAGATATGATGTATGAAAAATACTCAAAATAAATTAAATTAATAAGAAAGGTGGTATTTTATTATGAGTAAAACTGTTAAATGTCCTAAATGGGGCTGTGATGGTGTTGGCATACCTGTTGATACCAAGAAAAAATTCTCATTCGGTAAAGCACTTGTTGGCAACACAGTAGGTGGTCTCTTCGGACCTGTCGGTGCCGTTGTCGGTACTGCTACCGGAATTAAAGGCAAAAATGGCAAGACAAAGTTTGTGTGCTCAAAGTGCGGTAATGTTTGGGAAAAGAAAATATAATTACCAAGGCAGAGCTTTTACTCTGCCTCTATTTTTCCCTTAATAAATATGTACAAGTACAATAACAGGTCTTTATCTTCCAAGCCCTCAATCATTTTAATTATTTCTTCCTTATATTCCATACAATACCACCTCCGATACATCAATTATAGAACATTTGTTCTTAAACGTCAATATTAGGGCGGCAGAAAAATCCACCGCCCTACCGAAACTTGAAGAGTTCTCTTATTGAGAACATCATCACTGTAGCACTTTAAAGTGTTTTATTTTGTCGAATATTGACAACATGGACTGTAAAGAATAGATATATTACTACATAATTAATTCCCCCAATAAAATATTACATATTGAACTCTACAACTCATATTCCCTTGTACTATATCTTTAAAAACTACATACCAATTATTATTTAATATACTTACACCTTCTAAGTGAGAAGGAAAAGCCTTTCCGTCACCATTACTTATTAATATAGCAATATCATCAACAGAGAAACTTTCTAACCCAAACATGTTTTTGACTTGTTCTAAGGTAAATAACACAAATGAATTATTACCCGATTTCACTTCTTTTACTATAGTGCCAGCTTTAATTTTTATACCATCTAAATTAATTTTAAAATCCGTCTTTAAATTGCCTAAACTCTGGTTTAATTCACCATATTTGTCATTCAAAATCTTACCTTGGCTCGCATCTAATGCACTGCCAGTGGTAGTAGTCGTGAGATTGTTCGCTAAATCTTTAAAAGCAAAGCTTTTCAAATCAGCGAACCACTTCTTAATTTTCTTGAAGCCGACCGACACTTTTTCGCCAGAAACAAGATTTGCTCTAGTTGTTGCATCGGCAAAAGTAACTGTTGTATCGCTTATATTTCCATCTTCTGCAACCGCTCCGATATTGGTAGGGGTTATGTTTACATTTCCTCTGCGATAATAAGCTTCTTTTGCGCCTTTTACTCCTGTTACCGGTGTGCCGGCAAGCACATCCCAATATCTGTCGATTGTCAGATATACATTACTGCCGGAGGGGATTATATTACCAGCCCCCTCTTTAAAATCTGTGGTCGTAGTAAATTGGTCGGCTATATTGTACATATCACCGGAAGTAGCATTCGCTGTGTTCGGTAAGTCGGCAAAGTTAATTGTTCCAAGAGGCCTTAATGCTCCACTTAAGCTCTCAGATATTTCTTTGGCTTGCTCTGCATATTTTTGCGCTTCCGACTCGCTCTTAGCAGAGCTAGTCTCGCTTGTCTTAGCATTAGTTTCAGAAGCCTTGGCTTTTGTTTCGCTTGCCTTAGCATTGTTTGCAGAAGTTGACGCGCTAGTAGCAGAAGCCTTGGCATTAGTTTCACTGTTTTTTGCGTTAGCTGCGCTTGTAGACGCATTAGCCTCTGATTTCTTAGCATTAGTTTCACTGGCCTTAGAATTTGTTTCGCTTGTCTTAGCGTTACGTGCAGAGATAGACGCACTGTCCTCACTTGTCCTAGCATTGGTTTCAGAAGCCTTGGCTTTTGTTTCGCTTGCCTTAGCATTGTTTGCAGAAGTAGCTGATTCTTGAGCTTTGCTTGTGGCAAGTTCTGCCGATTTTTGAGCTTGTGAAGCAGAACTGCTTGCTGAGTTGGCTTTTTCTGTCGCAGTTTGTGCTGATTTTTGAGCCTGTGACACGGATTGAGCCATGCCGTCAAGGTAACTCTGAATAAGTCTTTGAATTTCAACGTTAAAATCCTCAACAGTTCCCATTCGCTTAACTATTCCGGGTGCGAAACACATCCATATCTGCTGTTTTTTCGTGTCGGAATCGGTCGATACCGCCCATTCTCCGGCTTTCATTTTTAAGGGGTCAAACTCCGCGTATGCCCCTCGTCTCATTTGAATTGCCATAAATTACGCCTCGCTTTCATCAATTATCTCCATTTGCCTAAAACGTGAAGTTGTAAATACAATTGTTTGTTTGTTTCTGCAGCAGCCGAGTTTATACAAAACCCCAACTCATTACTGCTCCATCTTGTAAAAAAAATAGAATACAACCCGCCGGCGCTACAAAACACAGTACCTGTAGTATGTAAGATACTTTTTATTCCGTCTGGCATATATACGCTTCCATAAGTATAATACAGACTACCATATTTAGGGCCAAACGAGACAGTCGCGGGAAAACTTCCCCACATTTCTATATATCCATCTGTCCACTGTCTCCAATACCAGCCGTTTTCATTGGTAAATGTTTTTGAGCCAAAAACAGTTTCAACCCCATTAAGAGTCAAATTGTTTGCGGTAATGTCAACGTTAGTTCCACTTACATTAACCGTTTCACCGTTTATGCTTGCAAAGCCACCGCCACAGCCCATACCGCTAGTATGTCCTCCAACGTTTGAAAAAAGGTTTGCTCCCTCTGGATTTACTGTAAGATTATTATCAATATCATTTCCACTGTAATTTCCGCTTATTTTTGTCCCTGTTTCCGCGTCTTGCGCCCAAAAACTTTGATTGAGTCCTGTGGACGGATTGACAACATCAACATTGAAAGCTTTTGTAAATTCGCCGTATGCTCCTACAATTTTTGGGGAAATAACATACTCTTTTCCTATTTGCGTATAGCCAATATTGTCTTTTAATTCGTTTAACTTATCGTTTGTTGCAAAATCGGGTTGGTCTGAGATATTGTTCCACGAAATACTCACTCCGTCAGCGAGCGTAATGCCCTTGTTATCAAGCGTAATCAGAATTTTTCCTTTTGCGTCTTTGACATACTGCTTGCCGTTTGTGTTATTCTCACCGCCTAGAGTGAGCGTACCACCATGCGCCCAGTCAAAATTAATGCCAATAGCTGACATAATATTGAAAACAGCGTTTCCGTCTTTATCAACTCCGGCGTTCCACGTTTTACCATAGTCACTTGACACAGCCATGCCATTAGCCGTCATTTTCCACTGTATGTTGCTCGAATTAAGGTCGGCTTTATTGTGCATAATGTAAATGATTGAGCCATCCTCTTGTTTCTGCTCGGTCTTAAAAAGTCCGAGTGATTGAGACATTAGCTGTGTCAGTAATTGCATTTGCTTGTCATATGCACTTAGTTGTATCTGTGCAACTTTCCTGGCCTGTACGATAGCCTTTGTCTCATTACTAAATTTATCAGCACTATTTCTTGAAGCATTTTCAGCGTCGCACGAAATTTTTGTGCCACTTCCAACTGTAAATGTTCGGTTAGAAATAAAACAGCTATAGGTATTCTGCTTGCGGTCTGTCACAAGTGCTACATCTCCGCTCTCAATCAGTGGGTTTGACAAGAGTGTAGCATCAAGAGGTCTAAACCTCATGCCACCGATTTTTTTAAAAATATAATCTGCAACTGTCTGTGCCTTGTCTGCCGAAATAAACGGATTATCAGAGATTGAGACTACATATCCCTCTTTTCCGGCAAGAGCATTAACATCTTTTGTCTTGTCCTCTTTTGAGGTTACAGTTACCTTTACCCCGGTGATAACAACATCATCAGTCGCAACATTCAAATCCTTTTGTGTGTAAACATTGTGGTAATTTCTCGACTCTGTAAATGTTCCACCATCAACGCTATCTCCACTTGAATAGTCGGTGAAATTTCCACCATTCAGTGTATCTCCGTCAGAGTATGGTGTAGTTTTTGTGCTAAAAGTTCCGCCATTGTAATTTTGGCTCCCAAACTGGCTCATATCATACCAACCGATAAGCAATTCGCCATCGTGACCGCACTTGCCCCACAATCCGCTCAACTGTAAAATGTAAGCTATTACCTGTCCATATGTGAGCTTTTGATTATCACTTGGTATCTCGTTAATCACGTAATCAGAGTTATCAAATCTCGCCATAGTAAAAGGTACATCACACTTAATACAAGCGTCTCTGACTACCTCATACGCTGTCGTAGGGTAGCTTAAATTGCTGTCATACTCACGATTGAAATTATTAATATTGTCAAGGCAAGTAAGCGTTATTAGCGAGCCGTCATAGCTTGTTTCGCTGACTCTATACTCACCGATTTTTAATTTTTCGGTCGTGCCGTCAGAAAAGCTCTTTGAAACATATGCTGTTACGCTTGCCTTGTCAAAATCATACTTACTGTAATCTTCATAGATGTTATTCAGCTTAATTTTCAGTTTTCCGGCAATCAAAGCCCCGATTGTGAAAGTGCCATTGCTTGATGTTGAGTCATTAACCTCAAAGCCGTTCGCCCACAGCTCGCTATCACTAATAGGGATTTTTTCGCCACCTGCCGTAACTATGTCAGCAAAACAATTTACATTTATATCATTATCGAGCATTACTGCTCTTTGCCACTTAGCCGATACGTTTAGCATTTAATCACCGCCTTATACTTCTATGAGGTCGAAACTCAATGTCTCATACCTCTTATTGTTGATAGTCCATATCTTGATAGGTGCGCTCCTATCACCCACATAGAACGTGCGTGTTTCATCAGTGCCACTCATAGCGTCAGGATATGTCACTCTGATATATTCGGGGTTTACCATTTGAAGTATCTTTGCCGTCCTAGCCGTGTCTGTACCACTCCATGACAATTTAAGTTGCCGTTTCTGCGCTATTCTATTCTTGTGCATTTGAGCATCCTGTGTTCGCCCACTGTCGCTTGCAGACACATCAATCATGCCCCATTCAAAAGTTGACGGAGTAGGTAATTCCACTCCGTCTACTAACATCATTGCCATATTGTTACCTCGTAAAAAGACACCCACACAAGGGTGAGTGTCTTAGCCAAATTCATTTGCTACAATATATCGTTGTCCATGCTTTGCTTTGCCTACTTGTGTCATGCGATAGAGTGTTTCACTGTCGCACTTAAACACGTTTTCAATGATAGGTGCAGAGCTTCCACCAGCGTTATAGTTCATCATTACTTGTGCCATGCCTTCCATGACAGCCTGTTTAATTCCCTCTGTGATTTGTTGGTTGTTTGCAACTACGTTTTTGCCGTTTGAGAATTTACCGACGAGCTCATTGTGATTGATAAAAGCCATGCCGTCCTCTCCCCTTGGGAAAATTCCGCCACTAGCAAGCCTTGGAATATGCACTTTCGGAACCAACGATACTCCACCCCAATTTGTACCGGCTACCTTAGCAGCCATAGAAACAACTTTGTTAAATCCTCTTAATAAAGAGTTAATTCCACTGACAACAAAATTAACCCCATTCTCTATTTTTGAAATAACGTAGTTCATAGCCCCTGTGACACCGCCTCTTATTGAACTCCACACATAATTAAACGCGTTTGTAATTCCGTTTTTCATAATATTAAAGCAGTTTACAACAGGCGAAATAACATTGCCATTAAACCAACCCGCCACACTTTGCCAAGTAGATATAACAAAGTTCTTTGCTGTGCTAAGTGCCGATGTTATGCCAGCTTTCAACATATTAAAAAAGTTTGAAATCGGTTGTATTACTGTACCGCTAAACCAACTTGCTACCCCTTGCCACGTTGAAAAGACAAAATCTTTTGCTGTCTGTATCGTTGTCTGTATAAGCGTTTTTAAAAAATTAAACAGATTTGAAATTGGAGTAATTACATTATTATTAAACCAGCTTGAAGCTACTATCCAAATTGCTTGAATTATTATCCAAACACCTTGAAAAATCTGTTGTGCTCGTGTAGCAAAGCCTTTAAAAAAGCCAACTATTGGCTCAATTACTGTGGAACTAAACCATTTCGAAGCTCCTTGCCACACAGTTGCTATGTCTTTCCATAGAGAGCCGAAAAAGCCACTTATGGTTTTCCACATATCTTTAAAAAACGAAACTACAGGCTCAATGACATTTTCATTGAACCAATCGCCAACCGTTGAAAATAGTTCACAAATTGTGTTCCAATTATCTTTTACTAAAACAACGATTGTTGATACTGCCGCCACTATTGCTCCAACAATTACCGCCGGCAATGCTGCAACACCAGCTAATATTGCTCCGATTGTAGCTAATGCAACACCTATCACCATTAAAATCTCATTCACCCAGCTAAATCCGTCTTTTAGCATTTTGACAAAATTTACGATAGATAAAATTGTTCCGGCTATTGCCGAAAAAGCAGAACCGATTGTTGCTAATAGGTCTGCTGCCCCCGTTCCGAATGCAGCCGTTATTGCATCACCCAAGCTTAAACCACTGAATAATCCCTCTATGAGTAATCCAAGATTTGTTGGTAATGAAGCAAAAATGGTTTTAAATGCTTGCATTATTGCCGTTCCAATGCCGGCTCCTTCTACAAGCTCAAATCCAATTTTTGAAGCTATTGCCTGTGCTATCGCTTTTGATAATGATTTTCCAATAAAAGCGAGTGCCACTGAACCTAATTTTAGCGAAATTATCTTTTTTATCAGCAATGTGCCAACTATTATCTCAACAGTTTTAATGTCCAAATTGCTTAAAAAGTCCGTAATTCCTTTTAGTACGTCTTTCCACGACACATTTTTAATTGCCGTGGTTAGCATGGTGTATATTCCTTGTACCCATGCGTTAATAGTTTTTGCTAGTAACGCAAAATCAAAATTCTCAAAAAATCCATTAATGCCGTTAGCAATCGACAAGCCAAAATTAGTCCAGTCGAATGTTGTACCGAATGAATTGAGAAAATGCAAAGCTGTGTTTAGTGAACCGGCTATTGTTGCACCCAAATCATAAAAGAGTCTTGGGCTGATTAAGCCGTTAAGAAAGTCTGCAAGTCCTTTTCCGAAGTTGTCAGCTTTCTGATAAATCTTCTTCCAATCAATACTCTCCATAGCACTCGCAAGAACGTCACCGATGTACTTTCCGAGTGAGTAAAGGTCTTTGATTGATGATTTATATTTTTCGAGCAATCCATCTGTCTTTTTCAGTGAGCTATCAACGCCACCGCCAGCTCCACCGCCAGCTCCACCGCCACCTGAGCCGCCACCACTGCCACTGTCGCTGTTATCGTCAAGTGCGTGTATCTCGTCTATGCTAAGCAGTGTCTTTTTCAGCTTTTGTGCTTTCTTGTTGGAACTATCAGCGTTATCGCCAATATCGCCCACTCCGTCAGCTATGTCCTCCATGCCGTCAACAGTAGCACCGCCACCACTTATCTCGATAGTCCATCCGAAGATTGCTCCGAGTGCGTCAGCTACAGTTCTTGTAAAGCTGATAACCTTGAGCATTACTTTGCTTAAGGCTTGAACAAATGGTTTTAGAGCATTGATTACTACGCTACCTATGATACTGCCCCATGCTTGAAACTCTTGCTTAAGGACTCTTACACTATTCGCCCATGTCAATTTGTTATCGTAAAGGCTTTTTATCCTCTACTTCTTATAGTTTCCTATAAGTTCAGCGTACATTTTCAACCACAAAAATAAGACGCATTTCTACGTCTTATGGTTGTCGAGCACTCTTGGGAAGATTATATTTATTCACTTCCTACGCGTTACGGTGTCAATCAGCCTTTCGCTATCTGATTGATTACCTCGGTATTAACTTATTGACTTTATATATTCTTCATATCGCATCCATTTATAACCATATGCTGTTCTGCTCATGTCATCAAGAATACTTTGAATATTTTTATAGGATTTCCCTATATACCTTCCGGCATCAGAAATCTTATCAAAAACATTTAAAAGTTCTCCTGTTGTTTTATCTAACTGAACAATCTTTATTCCTTTTCCGCATTTTTTATAAATAGATAAATCTTTTATTGGATAATTATTTTTATAAACAAAGATATGATTATTTGTAGTTTTTGACATTCCTGTCAAGTTTGCAGATATATTAGACCTTCTAAATCCTGTCTGCTCAGCCGCAGATGTAACACTTTCATATTCTGCAATAAAATTCCCATCAAGGTCGCACATTACAATTTTTTTTGCGCATTTAGAAATTGGCTTTCTATACTTTTTGGCACCATTTTTAATATAATCATCTTCATACATAAATATATGATTAAACGATGTCCTTGTATTTGATTTCAAGCTTTCTCTTATGCTTCCAATATCGTAACCGTCTTTTACTGCTTGAGAAAAATATTCATATTTTTTTTCAAATTTTCCATCTAACGACAAACATACAATAGGTCTCGTTTTTGGCATTCCTCCATTAGCCCATGCCATATTATAACCTTTTGGAGTTATTGTATTAAGCATAGAAATATACTTTGCTTCTAAAACGACAGCGTCTTCTTTCGCTAAGCACGTTTCAAGGATTCTCCAAGAAAAGTTTGTAATGCCATCGTTATTAAGCGCTTTATGAAATTCATTATCGCACTTACTTGCTGTCAAAATATGTTGTCTTATTCTTTGACCTATGTTATTTGTACATCCAATATATAATTTTCCATTTAAAAGATTTTTTGCTTCGTAGATATAATAAGTATTCATAAAATCGCCTTTCTATGTACTTATTATATCATATTAAAAATATAAGTCAACTTAGCATTCACCGATTTTGCTCGATTTTTCATCAGCATATTACTATGCTGCGCGACACATGAAACTAAAGTTTCGTTTATCGGAAGTTTTGGCGAAATCACCCATCGCAGCTTTGCTGTTTGCTATGACATAATTATATCTTAGCAATACCTTTTCAGCTTGCGTCATGGATTTGATATTTGAATCAAGTCCGTTTTTCATAGCCCACTCTGAAAGTGTGGCTTGTGTTAAATCAAGTCCGTATCTCCTTAATGGTGCGATTGTTCCCGAAAAAATGGATTGTAAGCTCTTTGCAACATCAGCTTGGTCTACATCGTAGAATGAAGCCATATCACCAGCTAATCTCGTAAGATTAAGCGACATATCAGCCATACTGTCTGTAGTCTTGTATAGCGTGTTATTTTGGCTCATAAGAGCTTTATTTGCCACTGCCGTACCATTTGCCACTTGCTCTGACGAAATACCTATAGAAGTACCTAGTGCTTGGAAACGGCTTGATATTTGCTTGACTGTAAGCTCCGACATTCCAAAATCTTGAATTGATGTTTTTGTAAAATCATCAACCTTACTTGCCATATCACCGAACGTGGTATCTACTACGTTTTGAACCTCTGTTAATTGGCTCGCTAAATCAACTGCACCGCCTATTTTTCCTACAGCTCGCATAACCAACCAATAAGTTGCGTAAAACTTACCAATGGTTGAAGCTAAGCCCCTAAATCCACTTCTTGTGCTCTTAATCGACTTAGTTGTGTTTGAAAAGCCTGTTACAAGTGACCTACTAGCCGAACCGACTTTTGAGCCTTGCTGTGACAGATTAGCAAGTGCATTAGTCATTTGAATAATGTTGTTGCTGACTCTCGGTGCGTTAGATAATGTTGTCATTACCTCTTTCAAGGCACTACCAAGGTTTCTTATGTTATCCGCAGCATAACCGGCTGATTTTGAGCCAAGTTTTGAAATTGAAGCTGTTAGCTGTGTAATCTCTGCTGATTGCTTTGAGATATTCGCAAAGCCCGACAATTCTGTTGCCATGTTCTTCAAAGCACTCGCTGAGCTGACAAGTCTTGCAGTATCAAGGTTGCCGAGCTTTTCCATGTTAGTTGCAATCTTGCTAAAGGTACGAGTGTCGATACTGCTCACACTTCTAAGTGATGTTGCAAGTTGCGACATTCCACTCGCAAAATTGCTTATGCTTGCACCATTGAGGGAATTGAGAGTAGTTCCAAGTCCTTGCAACTTACTTTGTAAATTGCTTATGGCTCTAGTTGCTTGTTGCGCGTCCGACTTGATTTGAAGCTCAATGCTCTCTGCCATTTTCTCACCTCCCTGTAATAAAAAAGAGCTACCCTAAAGTAGCTCTCATGTATTTATCCTTTGAGCAGATAGTATGTTGTAATCAATCCAACATATCCATCTTGCTTAAGACCTCTATTCTTTTGAAATACCATGACACATTTAGTGAGATAATCCGTCCACTTGCCGTAATCAGTATCAAGTTTGTAAAAATGGTACTTGTCATGCAGGGTTTTTCTCAGCCACTTAATGGCTGTCGGGCAGTTATGTCTCTGACCGCTCCACAAATTGTGATTTTTAGCAAATCTCTGTGAATTAGCTCCAAACTTGCCATCTTCCTTAAGCTCGTCTGTGTCAAATCCGATGTTCATGGCATGTTGCCATTTTCTTACATCATCATTGTCGAGGTAATATTCCTCATTGCCTTTCCAAGCGTTATTCTTTACCGGAGTTGCTATTGGTGTCGGAGTTGCTATTGGTGCCGGATTATTCTCTATTCCATCGCCCTTACCAAGCTCAATATAGAGTAAGTTAGCGTCAGTGCTGTTATTCAGACCGCTACAAGTAAATGCGCTCGAATACTGCCAACCATACAGAGAATGTTGTATAACAGGCTTCTTGGCACTGTTAGGCTCATCACCAATAGACATTCCCTTAGTTGACGGATAACGTGCAATCCAAAACGGACAATTAATCTGATTTGCGTATGGCGCAATATACTGATTGTAAAAGCTAAGCCCTGTGTATACACCAAAGTTAAGCCCGGCGCTCTTGATAACACTCTGATATGTGTTGATAATATCAATAAGCGTCTGTCCGAGTCCTTGCTGGCATCTGTCCTCTACATCAAGCCATACAAATGTCTTTCTTCCGGCAAGTACCTCAATCACTTTCTGTGCATCCGTCTTTGCCTTATCTACTGTTGTAGCGTATGAGTAGTTGTAAACACCTTGTATTGGCATTCCTACATCAGTACAGCCTTTCCAATTCGCTTCAAAGGTTTTATCCGGATTAAGGTCTCTGCGGATTATTTTAAGGATTGCAAATTGCACTCCGGCCCACTTAACCTTGCTCCAATCAATATTTCCTTGATATGACGATACGTCAATTCCTTTATATGCCATATTTTCACCTCATTAATCAGGACTTTCAGGTAGTCCCGACTGCCTTAATGCGTTAATTCGTTGCTTCATTTCATAAACGGCAATTTCCTCATTAGACTCCTTGTATTTAGGCTCGTTATCTTTTGAGTATTGCTCATTTAACGATTTTTCAATGTATTTTGCTCTTGCTTTGTTGCCATTCAAAGCTCTGTCAATCGCTGTAAGAGTTGCGCTTAATCCGTATGTGCCCCACCAAGCCCACATGTTGGAGTCGGTTTCTTTTTGTGCAAGCATATAAGCCTTTGAATAAGGCTCTAAATCAGCCGGACAAGACATGTCTATGTCCTCAACGCTAAATCCATAGCCTTTAGTTACCAAAAGCCAATATGGGCGGATTTCGTTGCAATATACTTCCCATGTAAGCTCTTTTACTTCTTGATTGGTTTCTTCTTGGCTGTCTGTACCTCTTTCGCCAACATCTTGGATAAAAAACTGTTTTTCTCCATTTCCGCAGACAAGTCATTATAGAGTGATTGTAAATCTCCGCCCTCTTCATTCTCCGGGTCAAGGTAATCGTCAAGTAAATCGTATACCTTTACAAGCTGTTTCTCTTTTGCTTCTTTATTGTCAAAATCAAAGCCAAATTCGTCAGCGTGGAATTTTTGTAAACCTACGAGCAAAAACTCCGGTAAAAATTCAAGCATGTTGTCAATGACTTCAAGTCCCTCACCCTGTTGCTCCATTCCTACGAGCCTTGGGATAATTTTATTCTTAACTACCGGTGCATATCCGAATTTAACTGTATACTCTTTTCCACTTAATTTAATTTTCATTTTATCTTTCCCTTTCTCCCTAATTTATATAGGGAAAGAGGCAGTTTTAACACTGCCTCAATTACCTTGCTATATTGTTTCTTCAAGTTCGCTGTCAGCCGTGCTATCATCATAGCCAACCGCTACGGCTTTTTCCGATTGGCTCACCCTTTTTTTGTGAGTGTGATTGATGTTGGATAACCTTGGTCATCCTCTGTTACCGCAACATCGTAGTTATCCTCAATCCACTTAGGTACTGTCTGAACTGATACAGTCGCAGTTCCTGTTAAGTGGTCATCGGAAGCCTCGCCTGGGGCGAATGACTCCTGTCCAATAAAAGCACAGATACCCTCTGAACCTTTTCCGTCTGTGCCGTAGAGGATAATAAAGTCGAGCTTCTTACCCTCGTTAGTTACCATCTCATCCTTGTACTTTTTCTCAAAAGCTCCCTCAACTTCCATAGAGCCGGCTGAACGTCTACCCATTTCCTGTGTCTCTACTAAATCTTCAAGAGTTGAAGTATCTACCATGTTCTGTGAGCCGAATGGTGAGGGAATTGTTTTAGCTCTGATTAAGAGCTTGTAAGTTCCAGCCCAATAATCGCCACTTGTGGCGGATACGGTTGGTGTCTTGTAAGCAATTCTACTTTTTAAACCTGTTGCCATTTGTATTACCTCCTAATTTTTCATAAAAAAATAAGAGCCGAAAGGCTCTTATAATCTATCATTCCAATCGAATGACCGCCTAGCACGTAATGTTGCTGTCCATATTTTGCCGTTTTTTCTAGCGAATGGAATCGTTGTCAGCTTGAATGACATAGCTTTGTATTCATTAGCCACTGTCTGCGCCACATTCAAGGCCTCTGAACGGCTTTTATTTGTTGTAACAATTACTTGTGCTGTAAATAACACTGTATTTATTCTTTCGCACTCTAAATCCTCATTCTGTTCAATAGGTTCGAGTGCTTGAACTAGCACTGTTGGGAAACTAGCCGCCGCACTGTCCGACTGTTCCTCTTGCGTGAATTTTAGCTTGGGATATTTAGTTTTCAATTTCTTCTCGCATCGGGTTTTTAAAATCGCATATGTGAGATTTTCAAGGTCATAAACCCATTGATTTTGACTTGCCACTTTATCACCTCAACTAAAATTTTTCCGTGCCGTTCTCATAATGTCATTTTCCATTTTTAAAAATGCGTGATACATAGGCATTGTAGGTGTAATGCCGTATGAATGATGTAATTCTCCGCTTTCGTCTCTCCAATACCAACCCTCGCTGTCAAATGCGTGTGTCTGCCCCGGGAAAGTCCCTTGACCGCCTCTTGCATCATTGAAGTGTGGCTTAGCTCTCCAGCCCGAGCCGTATTCAGCCATAAGCAAAGGCGATACATCGACTGTCTTAAGTCCATCTGCCGTCTGCCATGTACTTTGTATCTGCCCTGTTTCTGTTGCAAGAATAATAGCTGTACAGCCGTCTGTTGTGTCTTTAATTTCGTAACTAAATGTAATATAGTGTCCAAAATTGCCTGTATTTGCTTGTGCTACGGCTATACCATTACTAGCAAGCTCTCCAACAAACGCTATGCACTTGTCCTGTAAGCGGTCTTTGTATCTTTCAAGCTTGTCTATCGCATCTTGTATAGATTTTTCTGTCAGAGAAACGTCAATTTTCATAATTACACTTCTTTCACAACTGCTTTGAGCATGTATTTAACTGAGTAAAGAGAGGGCTTCACTCCTACTATTGTAAAGTCTGCGGAAGTTGAATCAACTAATCCGTTGGCATCCTTTGTAGGCTCGCTATCGAGCCAAATAACATCGCCCTTTTTAAAAGGGTATTCTCCTCTGTCTGTCAGCAAAACAGCATCAAAGTCAGCCGTATTAAAGCCATATTCCTTGTTTTGCGCTTCTCCTCCGTCAAACGATATATTCGCCCGAAAATCGACCGGCTCTGAAAAGCCTGTTTCTTCATGGGTGTAATATATCTTCTCTCCGTCCTCTGTTTCGTAAAACTTTAGATTTCCGTCCTCGTCTTTGTCATAGACTGTGACAGTTTGACCTTGAAGCGCGTATTTCATGGCTTGTTTATTAATGTCAAGCATTTTTCTTTATCTGCTTGTAAATCTGATTAACACCGGTACTTGCCATGCCCGACACAATGCCAACCGCTATTGCATCAAGAATGTTGTTTGCCGGATAACCGGGAATTACAAACATTCCAACAATGCCGAGTACTCCACCGGCCACACCTACGATAATAGGAATAATATTATCTTTGACCTGTGGTATCTGCTTTGAAGCATATCCGATTAAATAAGTAATTACCATAATGGCAACTACTGTAGGTACTTGTGTAAAGTCCATCAGTTTTTTCCTCCTTTACCTAAATGGATTTCCTCAATCTCATTTTTCATTTTTGTTACCATGCCATTACCACCAAGTGCGTGGTATGCGTCATACATCTCGCAAAAATTCTGATACGCATATGAGGGAATTTCGCCAAGCTTCATGTACTTATCATGGTATTCGATAAGCTGTACTCGTAAAAGTAACATTGTACCTTTTCCGTTCGCTTGTCGTAGCTTCTTTTCCTCTTCAATGCGCTCGTTTCTTTCTTTTGTGTCTATCGCTTTTTGCTTTTTCTGCTCTTGTAAAAGCCAAACAATATAACCCAAAAGTGCTGTCAGAACGATTGGCAAGGCAATAATGTATGTCTGATAGATTAAATTATTCATCTTACAGCCTTTCGTCTTTAGTAATTGGCACACCGCCCACCACCACTTAATGTGTACCGCCTGCTACCATATTGGTAACGCACAATCTTCTTTTGCTTATAGCACTTTGACAAAAGGGAAAACTCCGACAAACAGTTTATCTCTATCTTTCCATGTACGGCTCACTCCGCCCTCACTCAATGCGCTCATGTAGTTCTCACCGGCTTGTGAATGGTCGTAGACAGCAAGATTGATAATAACATTTTCAAACTGCTTTAAATCGGCAGTTATATCATCATCAGTGAAAGTGTCTGGATAACACCTTTTTGCCTTTACATCTTCCGTGGCTTGCTTAATGAGCTGTTCAATGAGTGGGTTATCTTCCTTTTTATCGAATACAACCACATCAGATGTTGTTTCATCATCATTCGTGACTGTATCAATATGAAATTGTTTAAGTCTGATTTTGACTTGCTCTAATGTGGTGTATTCCATGCCAAGCTCCTTATAATCCAAACTTTTCAATTAACATTTTCTTCAAGTCACCGCCATTTATTTCTGTGGCATTTTCAATACCATTTTCGCTCGCAAGCTTCTTTAAGCCGGCTGTTGACATTCTGTTAATTTCCGTCTTTGTGTATGGTGTTTCAGGTGGGTTCATAAAATCAGAAGGTACCGAATTGCTATTGCTTTCCGGTACCTCGTCTCCGACTTTATACCACACTCCATCATGCTTTATAGAGTGCGTTGCTATCATAAGCCTTAATCCTCCTTAACTTTGAGAACCATAACGCTATCCATACCCTCAAATGTAGGTAATCCAATCATAGATACGATACAGTGAGTATTGATAGGATGATTTGTAGCATATGTGTATACAGATACACCAGTCTCAACAAGTGAGAGGTTTCCGTCTGTGATACTTCCGCTTCTTTCCTCTGGTGTCTTACCGAATGTGTAATCGCCAAGGAATACTCCGGCAGACTGTGCAGATACAATGCCTGTTGGCACAAAGTACTGTGTCTGTCCTGCCTCGTCAACATAGAGCTTGTCGTATACTTCAATCTCGATACCATATCCTCTAAGGTATTCAGTAACCTGTCCTTGCTGTAATCTGATACCGCCATTGTAAGCAGTAATACCGAGTACCTGTTTCTTTGTATCCTCTGCCTTAAGCACCATTTCCCAAGTCTCTGTATTCATGGTGAAACGTGTAAGAGAATATCCTGTAGCCTTTGCAAAGTCTCTACGAGCTGTAATAAGGTCATCGAGTGGTGCACATGTGGTAGGCTTATCCCATGCACTTGTGCCGGTAATCGACTTAAAGTGCTTTTCTTTATGCTCTGCGCCATTGTCGGCTGTGTAATCAACGACATAGTTCTTATCGCCAAGCACAACCTTTACCTTTGGTACACCATCTGTAGGTGCAAGTAACTGCCAAACCTGTCTCTCCGGTACAACTAATGCGCCCTCAATTAACATCATTGGTTTCTTTGAAATTTCACGTAATACGTTATTGGCAAGGCTAGAGTTTTCAGAAGTTCTGTAATTGTCGTACTCCTGTTCCTCTTTCTCTGTTACCATATATCCCTCACGATAAAATGGCATTGAGTTCTGAATGTCAGAGAAACCTCCAACATCTCTTAACTCTGCCTGTGCATCAAAGTTTGAAGCTTTGAGCGATACCGGCAGTCCGTTCTTGCCCTTGATGAATCTAAGGTCGAGCGAGTCTTGTTTACGTGTTCCGAATTTCTGTCTGCCAAGATAAGGGGCAGTTCCTAATGTCTTTTTGTAGTTATCCCACATTACACCGAGGCTTCTCGCTGTAAATGCTTCTGCTAATGGTAATGCCATGTTCTTCTACCTCCTTTTAAACCTGACTTGCTACAATCTTTGGTGCGCCATAGAAAGTAACTCTAGGTGTTGCAGTTCTAGCTTCATCTGCGATTGAAAGTGACTTAACTTTCTCCCAATCAATAGTTCCCTGATATACATATGTTCCAGGTGCGTCACCCATCGTTACATCTACATCGTGTAACAGATAACCCTTGCACTCTGCATCGTTGCTTGGGAATGGTGTACCGGCCGGTACAATCTTCATTCCGTTTGTGTCTGCGCTTGTTACCATAGTCTGTGGTACAAGGCACGCTGCACCCTCATAAGGGAAAAATTTTAAAATTCCTTTACCCTGTGTAAAATCTCTTACGATTGGCTTTCCCATCGTTCTACCTCCTGTTTTAAATTACATAGCTGTTTTGACTTTCAGCACTTGCAACTGTGCCGAATGAGATTTGTTCTGCATTGGCTACATCTGCTGGCTTTGAGTCGGGTTCATCTTTTTTACCGCCATTGTTTGGATTGGGAGTACCTTTGAGTGCGTTTTTCTCATACTCTGCTATCGCATTGGCTTTCATGTCGGAAATAATCTTGCCAAGTGATGTTGTGTCAAAAGAGCCATCCTCTTTTACTACTGTCTTTGCCTGTTCTGCAGTAATTCCAAAATCAGACATTGCACTCTCTCGTAAATCTCTGACAGCATTATCTTTCTGTAGCTTGGCAATCTGCTGATTGGCTGTCTCTAAGGCTTTATTTGCCTTTTCAAGCTCCGTCATGTTGCCATTCTGTAGCTCATCAAGCTGTGTCTGTAGCTCGTCAGCTTTGTCAGCTTTAGCCTTGTACTGATTGGTTTTCTCTTTCTCTCTTGCCATTTCCTCACCGCTCTTGTTAAGCAGATTTGTTATCTGCTCATCCGTTGCGTCCGGAAAAAGCTTCAAAACATCATTTCTTGTCATTTCAATTACCTCCGTAACTCACGCTTTTGTTATCGCGGGTCGCTCCCGCCGAGTTTTTCTGTTGTTTAACGCACAACTGCAAATTTTTTGTATAATAAAAAGCAACCTATAAGTTTCCTTACAAGTTGCTCATTATTTGTAATATTTAAGACTGCATCTACACCCTGCTATTTCTTTTACCTCTGCGCCTAGCGAATGGTCTTTTGGAAACATCATCAACGAATTTCCAACTTCAAACGGCTCAAAAATATTAATTCTCTTTTTGTCAACATTCGCATGTGTGGGTCTGACATGTGAATCTTCTTTTGAGCGCCATTCTTTTGTTTTGTAGCCCTGTTTCACCATTTCAGTTTGCAATCTGTAATTGCCGACTGCATTAGCTTCATTCGCAGCTACATTTTTTGCTCGCTTCTGTGAAGTAAAATACTCTACTTTAACATTTTGTTCGGTAGCGTCAACCACCTCATTCACAATGTACCGGGCATAATCCGTAATATATGAGGGGGTTTTCTTTGCTTTACAGTACTGTGTGGCAATGCTCTCATATCTGATGATAAATTCTTTAGTGATAGTTGTTATTTCGGTTTCTTCCTTGCCGGATAACAAGGTAAATAGCATAACAAAGATTTTTTCAAACTTTTCAGCAAGTTTTTTTCTATCTTCCTTTTCCTCGTCAGATAAATCCATCTCACCAAAATATGTGTCATAATCTATGTCTTGTATTTCATTTTTGTTAAGTGCGTGGATTTCGTCTGCCATATCAAGCTCCAAAATAAATTGACAGCCAATTATTCATCGGCTGTCTTTCCATTGTTCTTATCATCGTTATTATTGTTAGGTGTAGCTGTTGTCGGCTGTTCTTCCGGGAATAACATTTCCATGCGCTTAGCACTTTCAAGAGTAACTTGCTCAGGGTCGCTAAACATGTCAATTGTCTTAACAGCCCTCTTGTAATTGATGCCGCACCTAAGTAATATTTCAAGCACCTCTGCCTTAACAAGCATGTTATCTAGCTTATTATGATTAATGTGTATTTCAACATCACTAGGCATAAGCGTAAAGCCCTTATTAATTCTCAGCCTGTTAAGAATAAGCCTAAGTGCCATTCTTTCTGATTTCTTGAGGATAGGCTCATTAATAGCCGTCCTAAGTCCGGCATCGTAATGTCCGTTTCTCAATTCTACGGCAGAACCGGTGTCACCGCCTGTGTTGCCCTGACGATTTGCAAGGCCTTGAATACTTAAAAATCTTTCAAAAAGGTCAGTGAATACCACTTGCCCCTCTGTCTGATTAAGTTCGCTCGTCATTACATCAACATCAGCTTTATTATCAGAACCATTGTTAGATTTAACTACCAATGCTCCCTCTTGTCGCATTTTTCTGAATGTATCTATATCAATCTCGCAATTAACAAATTTCACCCATGCAGACACAAACTGCTCAACTCCATTAATTCTGTCCGATGTAAGCACGTTGATAGCGTCTGTAATTGCAATAGTCATTTCAATATCAGATAATCGTCTTGCATTGTTTGGATATTCAATCACCGGAATTGCTCTGTTGCCGTTTGTCCCGCTTGCATAAATCTTGTCGTTGCGAATATCAAACCACTCATTATCGGTGAACACATAATAAATATTTGCTCCGTTCTCGTCCTCTCCGATTTGGCAAGAGAATGCCGGACGTCCGTTTGAGTAGTATGCTACAAACGTATACATTGGATTTTCAGACGATAAGTAAAAATCGCTTTCATCAAGCAACTGTCCTTGTCCGTCATCATTGCCGATGAATCTGTAGCCGGTACCACATATGCTTCTCCAACGATGTATGTCTATGTCGCACTCTTGTTTGCTCTCTGAATCCATTGTAATGTTAAGCTGTGTGATTTCTTCCGACTTATGGTTATCGGTGCCACGTAGCACATATTGGATTGGTTCTGCACACATCTCTGCGGTTTTGCGTTCAACAAGCTCATACGCAAGATTTACAGCAATCTTGTTATTGATTTCCGGGCGGTTCACTTTCTGTCGATACAAAATCGGTTGGTCGCCACGATAGTATCTGTCAAGATACTCAATCTCAATAGCGTTTTGTTCGTGAATCACAAGTGCTTTATTCAGTTCTTCGATTATGTTGTTTTTTGTGATTTGCCTTTTACGTGTAAAAATAACTTGTCTGCCGTAATTATTTTGGCAGACGGCTGAAAAAGGTCTTACATTTTTATGAGCATATCTATACATCAATAAAACCTCATGCCACTTGCAGAAGTTCTCTGTGGAACCTCTTTTATCTGGAATTCTTGTGTGCCATCCCAAAACCATATCCATTTACGGCAGTGCGTACACATCACTTTGTGGTGTTTCTTGTCGCTTTTATTCACCCACGTTAATAGCTTTCCGCAACGAGGGCACATTACACTTCGTTTTCCTGTTGGTACAATATTCTGATTATTCATGTTGTCCTCGTTTCACTAAAAATAGCACCCACAATCTGTGAGTGCCATTTCTAAAAGAGATTTTCGCAATGAACGAATTACATTTTTTTCATCTTACACATTATCACATTCTAAGCGAACCGAACGAACAAACTTACATTTTCTTAAAAAATCTTTCAAACTCCATTCTTACGCTATCTGCCGTGGCTTTACCGCCAAGCGCATATGCTGTCTGTAGCCATGATTTATTTTCCAAAAATCTAAAATTAATTATTCTTCTCATTCTGCTATCATCAAGGCTTGCTATAAATTCCTCTACATCGTTTGTCTTTTCAAGCAAATCATCTTGTAAAAGCTGTAACGTAGTCATTCTTGAATAAAGTAGTGTACGCTTGCGTCCGTATTCAGGATAAGGTACACCCTCGATTTTGAAGTGCTGTGTGCCGCCCATACCGCCCGACACAGTATCAATCACGCTTTCTCCGCTTTCTATCTTTTCAAGGTCGTCTTGCAATTTAGCAATTTTCTTTCTGACCTCTTTGATTTCCTCTTGCAAATCTGAATACTGTGATAAAACTTCCTTTGTCATTAATAAAGCCCTCCTCTGAACGGATTGTGTACTGCTTCAACCTTTGCTATTCTACTGCCTTGCGTCATTCTTAATGCAAAGTTTGAAAAAACATCAGGAACATCATCAAGCTGTTTTTTGCCTGTTACTGAATATCGTTTCAGCAGTGATACCATTACTCCATAAGGCTCATTGGGCTTATAAAGTGATTGGTCTTTGAAAATAATATGTTGTAAAATCCAGTTAGAACACTGAAAAATACGTGCTTCCTTATTTGTCTCTGTCGGTACATCAGTGATGTTGCATATCCACCCTTTATTTTCAACTCGCTTATTGACTTCCATAGCCACTCTGTCACCGCCGGCATTACGCTCAAATTCGCATTCCTGTACTTGATTATTGACTAATGTGTTTGACGCATTTTCATACTGCATTTCATAGTCTGCCGTATTATCGCACACGCAATCAACACAGTAATAGTCCTCGCCATATTTTTGAAGTATTGGCATAACAAAATAGTCTGTGCCTTTTCCTTTTGTATCGCATTGAGCTGTGATAATTTCCGGCTCACCATGTGGCAGATTGAAGTATCTACGGATTTTATCATCGGGAAACAATAAACCCTCACGCTCGATAGGTTCCTGTTTATACAAACATCGGTAAGAGATTTCATCCATGAGTAATTGTTGGTCGGCAAAAAACTCTTTCGTAAAACCACCATACTCATAATCAAAATTGCTTTCTCCTGTTGTCGGGTCCACATCGGGTACTGATATTGTTTTGACTCTCGGATTTCCAATATACATATTTTGAATGCGCCCGATAACATCATGTACGCTCCAACGAGTGGCAATATGTATCTCTTTACATGGTTTTCCGTCCGTATCTTGTGTCTTACGTTGTCTTGCGTCTACTGCGTATTTATCCCATAATTTATCAAGTATTGTAGGATTTAAGGCCTCCTCAATTCCACCTATCATATCATCAACTAGCAAAAATTTACTTGCACGGACTTTTCCGGCATTCTTACTTCCAACAGAAGTACATTGTACTGACGGAAAAGGTTTGTATTTGCCAATATTGAATTGCTCCATTTTGGCATTCGTGCTTGTAACTGATAGATTAGGAAAAATGTCATGCCATGCATAATCATCATCATTGGTAACAATGTCGTATACTCCATCATAGTACATTCGTGTAATGTCACCACTGTGCGAATAAAATAGGCTGTAGTCTTTTGGAAACCAGCCGGCAACTGCCGAATGAAAAAATTTCTCAATCGTACTCTTTCCAGCCCCTGGCACTAGGCTCACGCACAATATGTCGTATTTATCATCAATCATGCCTTGTAATGCGTCCACGAGTCCAATTTTGATTAATTGTTTCCTACGCGGCATATAAAATCGGTCTTTAGGCTCACGCTTTTTCTCTATGTACTGAAAATAGCTGTCAACTATTTTGTTTTGAGCTTCAAGTAGCAAAACCTCATATTTTTTGTTTATCAGCTCATACGTGGTTTTGTGGTCGAATGCGTATTTTTCCAAATCCCAAATCGTACCACCTGTTTTAGCCGTGCAGAAGCCCTCTATAAGCTCTTTTGCTCTCTTAGTGAGTTGTAGCCCATACTCAATATCTTTCTCGCCGTTTATGGCTACACTGCAAGCGTCTACATAGGCATTAATTACTTGCTCGTCTATTCCTTTATCCTTTATGTAGTTTTCATATCCGTTTACTGTGGAAATAAGGCTCTGACTAGCCATAAGAAAAGCACCTCCACTTTTAAAAAGCAAAGGTGCTTATAGACCTCTGCCTATAACTGTTTTAGGGTAGCGTTGCAAACTTATATGCAACGGTTCTGATATTTTATGATTGTTCTCCGTAATAGAATCCAGTCACTTCATAAAATTTTTTAGAATAAATTATGTAACTGTATTGGTTGCTTCCCGGTCTTTTATAAGCTATTCCCCAATCAACAAGCTTATTCTGCAATAGCAAACGTACTGTCTGAGCGTCAACATTAAGAGCTTTCGCAGCAACCGCCACCGGAATATTAGCTTTCTTAAACACAAGATTGTCCATCGTCATTTTTCCTTTCTAAAGAAATCTTCTTGAAAGAGTCTTCGTCTGTCTCTTGCTCAGATTTTAAAAAATCACATATGTATGCAAAATCACGCCAAAGTCTTCCATTGTCTCTATATGATACCCATGATTTATCTGTTGTCAAATCAAAAATTTTCGCTTCTAATAAACCTGTGATTTTGCTATATAGATGGCAATATTGTTCTTCTGAAAGATTTGGGAAATATTCCCTTAATATTTTAAATGCACATTCGCTGAATCTGTCAAGTGCAGCTTTTTTATGTTCGTCAAGGTTTTTATATTCTCTTCTTAAGCGACGTTTAATAATAAATATCTTAATTTTTTCTTTAAGCATATCAAATTCTCACCTTTCAAATTGTGTAAGTCTTGTCTTTTGGCTTGACTTTTCCTTTTTCTTTCCCTTTTTCGTAATTTTTTATAAATACTACTTTACCGCTTTTATAATGTCTGTAATGTCCTCTTACGCTCCAACAAGGGCAAGTTATAGCACGATTTCCACTTTTAGCAATCGTCAATCCATTTTCATTTACATAATCAACGATTTCATCAAGCAAATAAATCTTATTTTCTCTATTTCTTTTGCTTTCAACCTTTTGTGTGCTAAAAATTTTGGCACCTTTAGGTCTTTCCGTTCTTTCTCTTGGTGTCGTCATTATGTATGCCATTACAGAATATATATAATCAGCCCAACTGCAAGAAACATCTCCGAATTTCTTATTATCTTCAATGTTTCTGCATTTTGTTTCTATCCTATCCCCCACAATATACCAGTTAAATTCTACTGCCGCCTCATATTCTTGAGATATTTGATTGAACATTGTAACCCGGCAAGAACAGTCGTTTGGATTTCCATTATTTGTTGCCACATCAAATATTATTGCAGTATCTTCATGCTTATTTTTTACAACTACAATCGTAAATGAATCATATATAAACTTTTCGATACAATTATTGCTGAGCTTTTCGCTTATTTCGTCCGAATAAACAACTATTGTATTCACATCCTGCCCCTCCTAGTTCTGATAACTTTTCCCATTTAATCTTCTAGGTTAGCGACTACAATCAATCTGTAGCCGGTAAAATTTTGTTAGAATGCTGGCATTGCTTCATTGCAAACCGGATGTAATTTCTGTAAAAGTGCATTGTAATTATCAATTACATATCGTGCCGGAATCATATATACTTTAATGCCATATCTTTGTGCTGTATCTCTTTCAATGTAACAGTCATTCCAATCGAAATTCTCACATATTCCCATGAATACATCAGCCTTCGCCAGTTTCTTAATGCTTTCACCTAAATACCATACAGCTTCTTTGCTGTCTTTCGGTGGGTTATCCTCAATGTAGCTGTCGATAAGTTCTAACTCTTCACCCTCGTATATTTCAGCAATCTTTTTCATCTTCCGAATGCTTGCTTTGATTTCTTCCTCTGTTCTGCCTTTCATAGGCACACTTACAAATAATTTTTTCATAATATATTCCCTTCCGCTGATAATCAGCAATTTAACTTCATTTTTTATTTTGAATTGTAATATACCTTAAATCCATTTCCGGCGTATTCCTTTACCGCCTGTTGCAGTTTGAATTTTGTATCAAAGTGATCTTTGTGCAATTCGCAGATTCCGTCTTTCTTTACAGCATATATTCCAAACGGAACCTGTTTACTTGCAACATGTAAAACTGCTTTTAATTGTTCTGCCGTCATTTCATATACGCTATTTCCGACTATCAGTTTCATTCCTCAAAATCTCTCAAAATCCTTGCACTCATAATCAAGTGATGTATCGTTGCCTTTTTGGCAAATATAAAACGGATATTCTTCTCCTGTTTCTTCATCAAAAATAAGATCTTCATCACAATATTTGCAAATTGAACAATCCTTTACATTACTCATTGTCCATATACCTCCTTGTTTCTTCAATTATTTTAGAACCCATAGCAGAAGTCATTTCAATGTGGCTTTGTGGCAATCTGCCAAACTTTTCCAAAGCATATTTTTCTACTACTTCTCTTGAAATATCTATTCCAAAATTTCTCAATGCTTCTTTAGATGGCGGTTGATACTCTGATAAAGGATTGTCAATATTATTCATTCCTCAACACATTCCTTTTTTAAATTAACAGTCTCCGTTTCTTGTTTTACTTTTTCGTGAGAATAATCATCTCCAAATATACAAAACGTATTTTCTTTATGAGTTCCGCATTCCAATGTAGGAATTTGTTTATCATTTTTCATTATTCCACCAACTTTTAAACCAATCCAGACATATGCAGAATATCAATCTCCGATATTTCTCTTGCGCCCTCTCTTGTGTGCATAAGAATTTCTTCAACCTTTTCTTTTTCTGAATCTCTGTATTTATCTTTGTCATACGCTTCTGAAAAACAATAATATTTGCAATATCCGTATCCTACCCCAAGTCTGTTGCCGTAAATGTTCTTTCCGACAATATCATAATATTTTGGCACTTTTAAAATATCGTGTTTTTCATCTAGGGCACATTCCTTTTGTTCTGCTTCTAACTTTCTTTGAAGATATTTCAAAAAACCTCGCATATCCCGTTCTGATTTTGAAATATATAAAATAGTTTCTTTCATTCTTCCACCATCTATTCTATATGCTTAAATGTTCGCTACAATCATTGTCAAAAGAAATATAACACTTAAAAAACCCACTTCTGCGACTTCTCTAATATTTTTGGATTTCTTTATGAACCATAACGATAAGAGATAGTAAATAAACAATGCTATTTTGCACAATATCATTCTTCCACCAACTTTCTTCCGCAGATAGGGCAATAGTCGATATCCATAACTTCCCAACAATCAGAATTGCTGTCAAACATACCAATCTGATATGTGTTATCTTCCGCTTGCATAACCCCATCTGATAAGTTTCTGTTTGGAACTAAGCTATAATCATCAGTATTCCATTTTGTAGGATTTTCGCAAAACTCACACATGCTTCTCACCCTTCCTTTGCCTTAAACAGCGTGTCAGGAAACGGAATGCCTAAAAAATGCATATTTGCGTACTTCCTAAATGTTGGTACGCTCATACCGGCTATCTTTGCTGCTTCTGCCTGTGAACATCTGCCATATGCGTATTCCATCAATCCCTCTCGGAATGAGTCGATATTTCGTGTTTTAACTCCTTTTGCCATATTTATACCTCCATTTTTTGCTTTTCAATTTGATGTTTGTGTTTTGCCATCTCTCTGTGCATTTTATACTTCATATTTTCACAGCCGATTTCTTTTAGCTCTGTTTTAAAATTATCAAAGTCGCTGTCATTTTTGATGTATACATTGACATATCTATCTATTTGCGGTCTTGTCATAATTACACCATTTTCAGTAAATACTTTTCTGATATAGTTGGTGTAATAGCAATAGCCTTTGACTTTTTCGTGATATAACCCCCAAAAATAATCCGCATTTTCCTTTGTTTCAAACTTTGCTCTAATCTCATTGTTTGAAATATGGCTGTAGCAATGTCTGCATAATGTAATTAAATTGCTTTCTCTATCATCTCCACACAATGAAGCCGTTCTTATGTGTGCCATCACCAATGCCCTGTATTCTCTACTGCTTTTTCCACAATATTGGCAAGTGTAATTATCTCTCTCAAAAATTTTAGTCTGTAAATCTTTATATGAACTCATAGTGAATACCTCCTACCACTCTTTGCTTTCACACCAACTGCTCTTACAAACATGGTTCATAATGTTGGTCAAAACTTTTTCAGAAGAAAAATGTGCCAAGCTGTAATCGCATTGTGTTGAAAACTTTGTATTGAAATATTCATCAACTAACATCTTGTAGTCTGTATTATCTTTCATGTTGCTTATCGTTGAGTAATAATTGTCCGTATATCCGTCACGCTCTATTTCAGTTTCTTTTGTTAAACTGTCTACCACTCTTGATAAAACCTTGTCTGTTAATGGATAGTGATATTCTCCGGTGTATTCTCTATGCTTGCCTAGGAAGTATTCAAAGAATAACTTTACATTTTCTTTAAGTGTTTCATCGTTAGTCCAATCATAGGCTATCTTACCAGCTCTGTTTACCATTCTTTCTTCGGCAACTTCCCAATCTTTTTGAGAGTATTCGCTTATCGGCTTAAACTCTTTCACTTTTTTATCTTTAGGTGAAAAAGAATTACACTGTTCTCTGTTAAGAGAATTACTTTTAGTATTTAATGTTTCGTAATTAGTGTTAAGGTAATCATTATTAGTAATCCCTGTTAAAAGAGTTACACCTTGTGGCATTCCCGAATTACACTTTGTGTTATTCCCTTGGGAATTACATTTTGTGTCATTCCCGTCTGCCTGTTTATGTAATTCCTGTCCTCTATCTTCTGCTATAACCTCTTGTCTGATATTTTCTTCCCATTTTTTAACTTCTGCGTTGATAACATCATAATTAGGTCTTATATGTATAGTCGGCATTGAGTTGAATTTGTATTTTGCTGTAATTACAAATTTCTTTTTCACCAACGATTTAATCGCTTTATCATACTGTCTTTCAGTAATCCGTATTTCTTCCCACCAATCTTTTCTTTGCTTTGCAATCCAATATTCGCCGTCCTTGTATATCTTAACTTTGCTCTTATTGTCTTTGCTTGGCGCAAACCAATATAAAATCCTTGATAAAAGTGTTCCCTCTATCAAGTCACCTGTTATGTCAATGTATTTATGGAACGTGTGATTGCACCTTGCTGATGATAAGAAATTAACTTTTGTTTGGATTTCATTTTCTGATAGCATGTTTATTACCTGCCTTTCTGATAATAGCCTTATTAACAAAACAACAAACAGGCACTAAGGCTTGTGCTTTTCGGTAGCTAACCTAGTTTGTTGTAATCGGATAGACAGGACTCGAACCTGTGACTCCCTCAATTACTGCTATTGCAGTGGTTGTTCTTCCAACTGAACTACTATCCGAAAAGGCAAGATACACTCCATCAAAAGGCTCATCAAAACACATTACAGAATTTTGAAGTGTCTCACCCCATTGCTTTCAGTCGCGCGTACCTACTAGCAACTTGTTTTTGTGTGTTTTCTTTTATTTTTCCGAAACTGCTATATTGCAGACCATCAGCGTTACGCAACCGCTATTCAAGATATAACAGCTCGCACTAAACCGACGTATGATTGATGTGGTGTGGATTTGAACCACGCATGATTGTCGCGACTCTCGTCATCTAAGTTGCCGGTTTCAACGAATTATCTTACGGCAATAGCGTTTACCCATTTCGCCACACATCAATAATCGGCAAGGTTGGGAATCGAACCCACGACAAATCAGTTAATAGCCGACTGCTCTACCACTGAGCTGCATGCCGTTAAACAGAACTAACCTAATAGCTCTGTTTAAGCAAAAAATACGAAAAATTTCATTAAAGGGAAGAACCCTTAATTGCAGAAATGATACTATGCAACAGTTAGTCGGCACCTTTAGACAGGGACATGCGCTATGATTTTCTGTTGTTTATTGGTAGAGTGTTGCCCAGCTGTTTACCCGACTTGTATATCACGCAACACCTTGTAGCTGCTACCATATCTTACGCTATATTTTATTTCTGCAAGCTGGCTTGATAGGACTCGAACCTACAACTACTTGATTAACAGTCAAGCGTTCTACCTTTTGAACTACAAGCCAATAATGAGGGTGTAGTCTAAGGAGTGGCTACACCCTCCGGAGATATAAATTTGTATGTGCTGTAGGAAAAGAACTAAGAAACCTACAGCAAAGGACATGTGAGGAATTGCACCTCACCTAAGACTCATATGATTTGAGTTGCCCTAGTTTAACAATTAAAGGGGGTATATATGTCTACTCTGCCTATTACAGGTGTCTTTACGACAGGTTGGTTTTCACGCTCGTGCATTGTGGGATTATACACGATTAACCCTCACGAGCCTTGTGACGGCTCTTAACAGCTTTCCACTATGAGGGTGAAAGGAACTACTAAGTCCAATGTCGGGGAACCAAGTAAACCCCGAACAGGGCATGTTGGATTTGAACCAACGAATGCAGGAATCAAAATCCTGTGCCTTACCGCTTGGCGAATGCCCTATATTTATTGCCACATGAATGCTATGGCAAGTATTTGACCGAGCATTACCGCAGCGCCGAAAAGTCTCGAGCTAACTGTCTCTTTTTCGTTTAATGTGGCACTTGTCATTCCAAGCGCAATTAATGTCAGCCATACTGTTGTTGCAATTTTTAGTACAAACATGATTTACACCTCAAAATCTAATCGTCTTTATTTTCTTTCAATACTGCCTCAGCTATGCACGCAAGAACTAAAAACACTATTGAGACTACCATTGAGCATCGGTCAGAAAAGAGTATTCCGTAAAACATACAAAATAAAATTATCCATGTATACAGGCCCTTAAGAAACATTGGCATGAATTTATAAACAATCTTGTCGAAAATCTTCCATTTGCGCTTAGATTTAAGCTCATGAGCCTTAATTGTGTACCATGCAGCCTTACTCATATCCTCAGTTACAGAGCCTTTATGTCCGGCACGATATTTATACTTGTATGCAGTAATTTCACACCATTTAGCCACATCCTTAAGCCCGTAAATGTCAATCATTTCATCAATGCACTCTTTACGATTAGGCAAGTTATAGTGGCTAGGGTGATTTACCATATCGGAATTAATTTTGTTGGTTTCAAATCCTGTTAATTTCATCACTGTTAGCTCCTTTACTGTTA